GCACCACGGACAGTGTGAGCGCGGCAGTCGTCGGCGACGGCAACTCAGCGCATTATCTGAACGGCACGGGTACATATACCACGCCTCCTGGAAGCTACGTGCCGTGTGGGGGACTGGGCTTAGGCGACGGTGTAAACGCAATCGCGGCGGCGACCTACCCGCAGTACGGGTGCACAAATAGATCAGGGGTTACGCGCACTATTACGGGCGTGTTCTGCTACACCGACAATGCGGGTACGTCAACACTGACCGTGACCAACAACGCGGGTTCGACAATCAGCGGGCCGATTACGTGTAACAACACGAAGTCCGGCGGTGGGGCATCGGGGTCGCTGTCGATCACGACGATGGTGAATAACGACGCTCTCAACTTCTCGTTTGTGTCGGATGGTGCGACAAAAACAACGACATGGTTGGTAACGTTAACCCAATAAAATAAATGAAGCGACTAACTGCAATCTCGATACTATGCCTCTTGTGTTTACCGCTTTATGCAGTTCAGTCCCTTGTTCAGTCCAACGAGGGAGGTTCGGCGGCCTTCTCGGGGTCGTTTAGCGGATCGGGCTATTCGCTGGCTTCTAGTTCGGTCGGATTCACATCCCCAACCACGGGAGGAGATTTTCTTCTGCTTGTCTATTCTGTCAATTTTACTTATGGGACTCCTCAGTCAGTCGCGTGTACCGCGACGGTCTCCACCAGTGGATTTTCTTGGAGTTCTATATTTGGCTCTGCATGGTCGGATAGTATCGGTCATTGCGGGCGGGCGGGAATAGTATTCATTAACAACGCATCTTCTATGAATGTGCCGACGACCGTAACCGCACTTCTCGGAAACAGTGGTGGCTCGGTCACGGCGGCAAACGTGGAGTTCCAACTCTACGAATTCAGCGGAATAAACTCTACAACCTACGATGCGTTTAGCGGAATTACCTACGATTCCGCTACTCCGGCAATCCCAGCTCCCCCAGTCAGTCTAACGACGACTGCGACCGACTTGGTATTTACCGTTTATGGTGGGCTGATTGGGCAGTCCAATATCGCTGCGGGTTCCGGTTACACTCTGGGAATAAATTCCACGGTTGCCAATCCGGCGCAGTTTCAGTACAGCCTCAACGTCGCTCCAGGCTCTTACGCTGCGTCATTCGGTGGGGCGTCTACCTACTGGAACTGCATTGCGATGGCCTTTAAGGGTAGTGGAGGAACGCCAACTCCCGTCCCCCGTCATCGAGGATTCGTGAACTGACATGCCTCTGCCGCCCATTGTCTACATTACCGATTCCAGCAGCCAGCAGTGGCAAATTGCCTGCACGAATGCCGCGGTGCTCCGGTCCGTCCCGATCTCGGGCGGTCAGCCCGTCGTGCCCCACGTGTACGTCAACAGCGTTACCGACGGTCTGTCGTACGAAATCTCAATCGTCGGGAACCCGCCGCCGGTAGGGCGCTCGTGGGGAGATTTTCTCGTCACCAGTGTTCCACAGGGGCAATACCCGACGCAGATACTGATTAACGCTCCCAACGGCACCGTGTACGCGTTGCAGGTTGCCACCGTCGGGCCACCGATTATCGGATCGACGACACAAGGAATCCTGCAAACGGCGCTGCCGGTGTCGGGGTATAACTGCAACACGCCGATATCGGCGCTAGCTGGGAATGTGCTCGCGAGGTTGGAAGAGAATTACGCAAGCGGGATTGATGCCGGGCCGGTGTTCTGGAATACCCAGTTCGAAATCAACGCTGGGATTGTAGAGGCGTTGAACGAGACTATTCTGCTTGTCGGCAGACCGACACAAACCGTAAACGTGCAGTTCAATCTGGTTCCGAACACCCCGTGGCAGCAAATCCCGAAAGGCGTTCTGCTTTTGACTGACATCTGGGGAGGACAGAGCAGGCTCCGCAAAGTCTCCCTCTGGGACATGGATTACTCTCAGAGCAGTTGGGGCAGTGATTGGGAAAACGACGTAAGCGACAGCGGCCCCCAGCGATGGTTTCCTTTGGGCTTCGGAGCGTTCGGTATTCATCCGGCACCGTCCACACCGCAAATAGTTTTACTCGACGGCATCGCGTATCCGACCATCAGTACGTACCCGTATGACGGAAGCCAAATCATGCCGTTCGAGAATCACTGGTTCGAAATGTTCGAGATGTACTGCGCCGTATACAGCCGCTTGAAAGAGGGCTCCCAAGAGTTCCAAGAGTCCATGCCCATGCTACAGAACTTCTACAAGCTCGCGGAGCGTATGACGCAGATTCAAGATAGGCGAGACCCAATCGTGTTCAGTCAGAGCTTCGGCGGAACAGTGGGAGTTAACGCTCTCAAGAAGCGTTAGGAAAATTTAAGCAAGCGAACTCCCCGAAATACCGGAGTGCAGCTCTATCGTATGCCCTTGCGGCTTCCGGTGCTGTCTTGAATGTTCCTAGAAAACGCCGTTTACGCTCGAAATTGATAACTGCTCTCCATCTCTTTCGTTCTTTTCTCCAGATCACTCCCTTGTAACCGCTAGTGTTATTGCGGGCTAATCCTTGGTTTGATGCGTTCTGTTGGTCACTGCACGGACGAAGATTGTCTTCTAGGTTATCGAGTGTGTTTCTGTTTTTGTGGTCACACTCTACACACGTAGGGAGGCCAAGAATGACATGGTGCATTCGCGCCATTACGGGTTTACCGTCCAACCACGCCTGTGTGCTGGCGTAATACACCTGCTTCCCGGTTTTCTTTTGCGCGTTCCAACTCCACTCCAGTAATCGTTTATAGTTTCTAGCGTCTACAAATGTGTACTGGCCTCTTGTGAGAGCTATTCTTCTGGCAGAACGACCACGAATTTCATAGAACTTGTCATCGATAGGAGGACGACGTGCATTGCATCGACACTGTCTACACATTTCAGCGCGTTTGCCATACTTGGGGCCACCACACACAGCACACTTAAATGTCAGGCATTTGGGTGATCTTGCTTCCCGATTCGGGGGTGTATACTGCAAGTGCGGCTTCGCAGCCGGTTCGCTCCGGTGCATAGTCCTGACCTCAGATTAGGATTGTGCGGCAGGCCGCACTAGATTATTATACTCTTGTCATGGCGTCTACAAACCAACCGCTCACGATGGCCGACATCAATCGGATCACGATGCTGAAATTCTGTAACGATCCCGACACTCTGGCTTCTGTCATGCTGGCGTCGGCAGCGGCAGACACGGAAAACGATACCGACGGTGACTGCTGCAAAGAGTTGCTTGAGTTTTGCGTCGCCGAGGGTATTGATCCGATGCCCGCTATCCGAAAAGCCCTAGAGCCGTCCCCGATCGAGAAAGCATTCCGAAGGAGAACCCGCTAATGCAGATCAATGACAACTCCATGGACATCAAACGCTACAAAGGGCCGATTTCACCCTGTCCTCTCTGTTCCCGTCAATCTCCCGACGCCGCGCTGGACGCTCTGACTTCCGGTCGAGCCTGCCGTCTGTGCTTCGGCAAGCAGTTCATTTCTCACTGTCTAAACTGCCAAGGCACCGGGCAATACTCGGGCCGCACGGTCTGGGACGGTGGGCGGTCAGAACACAAGTCCACGTGCACGCCGTGCGGCGGTGCTGGTGTGTACCCAGCGCAGAAGCCCAAAGACTGGGACGATGCCAAATGGGCTGAGCAGATGGCTGAACGTGACGCCGTGCTATGTCAGTGCACGCATCCGTTTGGGAAACACTCGAATCCGCAGCGCGATCCAAGCGACTCCACGTTGACAGATTGGGTCGCGGGCCGGTGCACAGCCAAAATCGGCAAGGACATCCCGTGTCCATGTCAGGAGCATGTTGCGGCTTTACCAGATACAAGCACAATCCAGACCGCGACACTAAGCGAGGCACAATAGATTATGCCGGACACCACCCCCAGACTGGGTCTTACATTGCCCTTGGAGGGCAGCGTCAACTGGTCGGGGGCGGTCAATGGCAATTTTCAGATACTCGACGCGTCCGCCGGTGTTCCTTCGGTATTCAACCGCACTGGCGCCATCTCGGCTCAAACCGGCGACTATTCCTTTTCCCAAATATCCGGGACATTGACGTTGTCACAACTTCCATCTCCAATTGACATGGGGACATTCTAATATGGCTATCAACGTTAAATTTGCAGTCTATCGCGGAACTCTGGCGAACCTTTCAGCCTTGGCCTCGACCGGTCAAGCCGGGGTCATTGCATGGACTACGGACACACACGAATTCTACGTAGACTCCGGTTCTGGAACGGGAATCGGAGCTGGCAACGCATGGCAGCGTGTAGCAAACGATGTAGTCGATGTCAACGCGCAGGTGGGAACCACCTACACGGTCTTAAACACGGATCGCGGAAAGCTGGTTACATTTAATAATGCCGCTGCGGTTGCGGTTACACTGCCACAAGCGACCACAATCGGCGGAAATTTTCCATCCGGTTGGTATGTCGAATTTGAGAACCGCGGTGCCGGTACGGTCACCATTACCCCCACGACATCGCTGATCAACGGAGGCGCGAGTCTGACTCTCGCCACGAACAACAGTGTCAAAGTCATCTCCGACGGTACGAACTACTTTGCGCTGCTTGGTAAAACCGCAATCAACGCCACCGGCGCGGTATCACACCAGTTCGCCACGTCGAACAACGCGGACGGGAGTTTGAACTTGGCGCAACCGGCTTTCGCCGATATCTCCGGCAGTTTAGCCCAGACGCAACTCCCTGCCACAATTGGGGCAGGATCGGCACTGACGGTATTCGATTGCGGGACATTCTAAAATGGCTCGCAACGTAACACTTCAGCCTTTGCGTGGTATACAAGCGAATTTATGGTCGGCGATGCCGCTTGCGCTCGGTGAAATGTACTTTGCGATCGACACAGGGAACCTGTTTTTCGGTACACCGGATGTGGGACTGGGATATATTCAATTGGGGGACACGAGAGCCGTGAATGAGACACTCCTGCAAATCCTAAGCGAATTACGCTCTATGCGGTTGGCATTGACGAAACTGGCGTGCGAAGGTGGTCAAGCCAGCCCCGCCGATTTCGATCCGCGGTACATACAGACAGACGCAGAAGTAGCCGACGCACAACAGGTTTAAGGAGTCACTATGCTTCTTCAAGGCAACCAAGGGCAGACCGGCAAACAGGTAGGGCAGAACCTGACGGCTGGATTCGGCGAGTATTCCGATGTACTCGTCACTGAATTACAGCCCCGGTATTACGAGAATATCTACCGCGGCAACGCCTATTTCCTAAGCGCGGCCTCGGCCAACCCAACCGCTTACTCGGGGGCGGCGGCGGGCACGCCGTTGCTGGCCTTGTACAACCCGTTAAACAGCGGGAAGAACCTGTGGGTGATCGCCACCTACCTAGCGCAGCAGACAACGGGAACGGCGGCTGCGGCAGAAGACTTCTCATGGTACGGTGGCCAAGTTGCGGTCTTGGGAACCGGCACAGTGACCACACCGTACAACCTACTCACGTTACAGCAATCAGGCAGCGCCGTTAAGGGGTTTGTTAACACGGCTCTGACGAGCCAGACGTTTATCGGTGCCGCCGCCGCGCTTATTAACCCGATACTGAGTATCGGAGCGATTCCGACAACGACGGCCACCCTACAGACATGGACTCCGGCCATGATCGAGGAGGCCGGCCTGATCTGCTGTGTTCCGGGAAACCTGATTGCCATCGGAGCGGCGGCGTCTCTCACTGCTGCCAAGATCGACGCAAGCGTAAAATGGATCGAGTTATCTGTGTAGAGACACATGACTGGATACGGATATGGGCTATCCCCGTATGGAACCGCCTACTATGGCGACCCTGCGTCTTATAGCCTGTCGAAAAAATTTCTGTTCATACAGCCATCCCTTGCCGCGTCGATTGTGGGCACACCCGGTATACGTGTGACGGTGTTTTCTGTTCAATCGGGACTGGTTGCGTCGGACATAGGAGCGTCGGACTCGCTAACGGGGGCGGTGGTGGACTCAGGCATTCCATCGGCACTGACCCTGATATCGTGTCAATGGCAGGATTTGGATCAGGACGACTCGGATGATCAGGATACAGACTAGGCTCCTACAATGCAGAACATCACGTTCTATCAAAAAAACAGTGGATTCATTCAAATCGTCGGCCTCGTCGATAACAGCTTAAACCCTCCACAGTATGTGAACAACGCCCTGAATGCCAGAGCCACCCTTGTCGATATCGGTGGCACTCCGGTTTCCGGCTTCATCGGGGTGGCCGGTGTCTATGTCAACGGGTCAAAAGGCACCTACAACTTTCCGGTCTCGAATACATTTGCACCCCCTGCGGGGGCGGGTTATGTTCTAATTGTGGATGTGGTGGCCCCTTCGACGGCAGCGGCCCACTGGGAGATACCGGCAGTCGTAGCCGTGAGAGGTACATCGGCGGGATCGAGCTAGACGAACTAGGAGGATAGGAGGATCGGTGGCCTTACCGGGTTCCGGATTTCGCAATTGTTTATCGGTAATGCTTGAAATGTCGTTCCACCTGATGGAACCTTACATGGCCAGCACCCTCGTGTCTCCGGTTGTGGCAAGCGGCTCATCCACAGTCATTGTCGGATCTCTCGGATACCCGATAAATGCGTTATACAGTGGTGCCCAGATCGTAATCGGCTCCGGGGTCAATCAGGAAATCGTGCAGGTATCGGATGTCGATGTGCCGTCGAATTCGTTTACGGCGACATTCGCGTATACGCATCCGGTCGGCACCATCGTGCAAGGCGCTACGTTCCCGACACAGGCCGCGTCCGGTGATTATTTCTTCAGCCAGCGGGAGATTGCAGGGTATCTGGCGAGAGCGCAGCACGAGTTCATGGCCGAAGTGCCTTGCGTGTATGGGCTCAACACGCAGACTGTCCAGATCGGTCAGGTATACCAACCCCTAATTTGTAGCGCCATTCAAATGGAGCGTGTCGCGTCCTCAAGTCAATACGTCGCGCTGACGAGTCTAACGCGAGCCGCGAACGTGGTCACCTCCGTCACGCAATCCCCGCACGGTCTCGTTCCCGGACAGAAGTTCTCGGTATACAATCCGAACGACCCATCGTTTACGGGAGCGTTCAAGGTGTTGGCGGTTGTCAATGCCACATCGTTTACGTATAAACAGGTCGCGGCCAACTTGACCACGAGCGGCGGCGCGATTGTGTTATGGTTGCGGCTGCTCGAAACCTCAAGCGAGGAATTATCAATTCAGAATCCGTTCTGGCGAGATCAAAACATCACCCGATTACGGGCTTGGGGCGAGGACCGATCAGGAAACTATAGATGGCTTGTAGACGGAAAACCTGCCAGCAGCTTCCCGTGTGGAATATTAGTATCGCAGCGCGATACCGACAGTTTAGAGCTGACGGATTATTTCCTAGTTCCAGACCCGATCCTGCACGCAGTTAAATACAAGGCATTAGCATACTGTTGGGGCAAAAATGGGGAAGCGAGAGACCCACTCAGGCAGAAATATTGCGATATGAGGTTTAATCGCCTTGTTCTCGCTACTCGACGGTGGATGGACGGAACAGGAATGAATACGGGATCACCTGAAAGCCGGATGACCGGTCAATGATAGTTAAAGTTCAATACCGCAAACTCCCCTTGATACTCGATTGCCGCTTCATCTCTCGCTTCCGCCGCTGCGTGTGCTGTATGAAAGTTACCGGCCAGTATTCTTCTACCATTGACGGTCACACGTGCTTGCCATCTTCTAGTTCTGCTGTTCCAGTTGACGCCGATATACCCGGATGTATTCACTTTTCTCACACCCACATTGGTGCGGTTTTGGCCCGGAGTAGCTTCTCTGAGATTAGAGCGCCGATTATCGATACCGCATCCGTTAATATGGTCGGGGCAGTATCCACGTCTTATAGGACGCCCGAGTTTTCTTTCGAGTACTACTTGATGCATCTGTACCAAACGCTGCTTTTTAACCCCAACATATTCATTCCTGAGTGCGTAATATTTATTCTCGTTTTTGAACGCAAACCAGTTCCAATTCATTATAAATTCGTAATCGGCATCCTCTACAATCGTGTACAACTCTCGGGTGAGCACCACGAGATGACACTCAATTCCGTTGATGAGGAACGATCCCTGGATGGCAGGCTTCTTTTCGCTTTTATAGCAGTTCAGGCACTGTTTAGATTTCTTGGTCATCAGCACACCACATTTCGGACACGGAATATAAGTGCTAGGCCATTTCTTCTTTTCTTCGGTAGAATACTTCCGTGGCTGGGCAGCCAGCTTTCTCTGGTGCATTTCTCACCTCCACGTGAGACGTGCGGCTTAGCCACACTGGAATCATTTTAGCATGGCAGATACGAAATATTCCTCGATAAGCTGGGCGTTTGACAGTCGCGGCATCATGGCTCGCCCAGCCACCGACCATCCTCCGAACGAGCATTTCTACCAGTCGATGACGGGTGTCTTAGAGCGGGGGGAATCCGCTCTGAGCACGAGATATGGTAGCACGATTATCAGCCGAGACCCCGACGGTACAGTCAACGGCCAGAATTACCCACTCCCCTCGCAACCCGTCACTCTCGGCCGCATGAAGTCCATCGGCGGTGCCAGCTATCGGTACGCCGGGCTCATTGACGGTTCTCTCTGGCGTCGTGCTGGCACCACGCAAGGGCCGTACGCGGAAATCGCTACCGGGTTGTCAGGCCAACCGTTCACGACCTTGGTGACCAACACACAAGGGTCGTCGCAGCCGTTCTTGTTCTGTTTTGACAAATCCAAACTCATCAAGGACAACGGCACGGGATCGCCTACTCGTATCGGCATTTTCGCGCCCACGCAACCCGTAATCGCCACCCAGTACGCGCCGCAAATCCAGATCATCGACGGATTCGGTACCGTATCGGGTTACACGGCGTCAGCCATGACACCGATCAGCGCCTCGACGGCGTTCACCGTTGCGGGTACTGGGGGCACGTCAATCCTATCCGGCGACCACGAGCAATACACGGACGCGACGGGATCGTATACAGGCCCGCCGGACGGCATGATCGCCAAGTCCGTAAACCTATCCGACGGTATATACCGGTTAAAGTTTGCCACGTTTCCTGTAAACAACACCTATAACATCGTGTCGCTGAACAGCGCGTACGACGCGACGGACTCGTTCACGTTTACTGCCGCCGAATGGTCGATTGGGGCGGCGACAACCGGCTACATCGGGAAAACAGTCGCGCTGAACCTCGTCAATTATCAAGGTGACGACTTGATTGTGGTCGCGTTACAGGTGTCGAATCCACAAAACATTCAGGAGATCCGTGTCGAGTTCGACGTAAACGGGTCTGGGTATGGCGCGAGCTACTATTACAAGTCGATTATCCCAGTCAGCTATCAGGGAAATTTGAGCGCACCGCAGACGAACGATCCCACGTCAGCCATGGTGCAGGCCGTGTTCGATACCGCGATTGGGGTCACGGACTGGAGTCAACAAATCGGGCAACCGATTACCGAATACCCTACGGTGCCGACGGGATTGCAAGGCACGCAGCCGTCGCAACTCGGTTCCGGTCAGGGATCGTGGTCAGTCATCTATTTACCGAAAGGTCAATTCCAGTCCGCGGGTAACGCCGGGCAGTCCGGTGCCGACTGGTCGAAGATCACGGGGTGGCGAGTTCAGGTCACGACGAACTCGAATGGGTCCAGCAACGTCAGTTTCAACGGGCTGTATATTCAGGGAAGCCCGACGGCAACTGGTGTCGGCACCAACGCTGGTGCCAGCAGCTATGGCGGTGTGGGGTACGATTTCAGGACGACATACTGGGACGCGAATACCTTAACCGAGTCGAACGGCTCTCCCGAAAACCACTTCTCGGTGACACCATCGAACCCCGGCGGCGAATCCACGATAATCGTGCTGCGGCAGGCCATTGACCTAGCTCTCCAGTACACGCCAGACCCTCAAGCTACCCACGTCCGGATATACGCGCGCGGCGGCGTGTTCGGCAACAACTGGTATTACGCGGATCAGGTTCCGAACATCACGGGAACGGGGACGTTCCATTACCGCTACATACTGCCGGACTCGGCTCTTGAGCAGGGCAACATTCTGTCACTCACGAACGACGTGCCAGTGACGGCCCCGCTGCCGAACCCGATTGCAACCACGATTACGGGAGCGTTAGCGCCGCTGCCGGTCAATACCAACACGCCGACACTGTTAACGATTGCCGTCGCGCAGGCATCGGCGACGTTCATCCCGAACCAGATTGTGGTATTGGGTAATCCCCAGAACCAAGAGCAAGTCTACGTAGTCGCCGGCGGCACAGGGTCGTTCACGGCTTACGTTCAACTCCCACACACTATCGGTGAGCCTGTCAACGTGTTCGCGGCGCCAGGTCAAACCGTGTTCTTGGCGGCGATTGCTTATGGTCAAGTCTGGATGGCGGGGGACGACAACAATCCAAACTCCCTGTACTACACACCAAAAGATCAGCCTCAGTACTGCCCGCCGCAGAATCGGTTACCGATCGGAAGCCCCACGGACCCGATTACGGCCGTCATCAATCACCGCGGCATATTGTTTGTCAGAACACGATCAACCTACTATCAGATCGCTCCGGGCAGTCCGCCGACGTACCAGACGACGGGCAGCAAACACGGATCGCCAGCCAATTTCGACTGGTGTTTATCGGAACGGGAAGTGTGGTATGCCGGTTGGGATGGCCTACGCACGTTTGTCGGTGCCGATGGTGAATACAAATCCCTGATCATCGAGTGGTTGTTTCGAAACAATCATCAGGCCGTCGTGCCCTTGGTGGACTTGACTCAACTGAACTCAGTCGTCGGGGCGTTCAAGAATAACACAGTCACGTTCTCATACGTCGGGCAGGACGGCAACCGGCACCGGCTGATGTATAGCGCGACGTACAAACGCTGGCGGAACGACGACGTGCAAGCGTCGGCCATGCTTGTCGAGGAAGACACCAATCAGTTCGTATACGCGGTGCCGTATCCGGGACAACCGGGCGGGTACGCGATTGTCTACGAAGACATTACCAAGGACTACGACGACGGCGGCTGGGTGAATGGCGCTCTGGTGCAGACGCCGATTGCCATGAACCTGCAAATGCCTTACATGGATTTAGGCGTTCTTAATAACCAGAAACAGTGGAACGCCCTCACGATCGACGCCAACCCGAACGGTCAAACCATCGGCGTGAACCTGCTATTCGACGATAACAACGGTTCGGTAGCGCCCATCAATCTAGGCACGTTCACGGGCGCGATTCGCGCCAAGTACCAGTTCATTATCAATGGCGGCGGGGGTCAGCAAGCGTACCGGATCAGCCCCGTCATCGGCGCATCCGTGACATCGGCTCCCATTATCTATCAGGCCGACATATCGGCGGCGGTGTTGGCGGATCAACGCAACAGCTATGATTCCTACTGGCAGACATTGGGCTCCAACGAGTCCAAGCTCATTAAACAAGCCTATATCGACTACACCACGACGGACGGGAACTCGATCGCCGTGCAACTGTTCGCCGATGGTGGAACGGCGCCGTACTACACGTTTACGCTAGCGCCAAACACAGCCCGCGCTGAAGTCCCCGTGCGCGTACGCTTCCCCGCGTTGAAGTTACGGCTGTTCCGCATCGTCATGACTAGCTCGGTGGCGCTGGGGCAGTTCCAGATATGGTCGCCGATTTCGCTCGACAGAAAATTTGTCATCGCAAGCGGTTCAAAAGGCTATCAGAGAGTCCCACTGTCGGAAGGGTTGACGCCTTGAGCGCGAGCGCGGCACAGTCGCAGATTACGCCGGCCCGCCCGACACGACTGCATCAACACCAGTACCAGTGCATCGGCATCTCGGGTGACAACTCGCGCAAATGCCGCCGTCCCGGCGTGTGGTTAATCGGCGGTGTCGGTATCATGTGCAACAATTGCTACGACCGGTATTTGAGCGCGAACTGGCGGGTGACGAGACTGGAAGACATCGTCAGGTTGAGCGAGGACGAACGCGATTTCTGGAACGGTTAATCTATGGGCGCTAACTCTACCGTCACTCCCGTCCCGAACGTCATTCTCAAGAAGTCCGATCTTGAGGACGAGTCACTGTCGTTGCTGAACCAGATTCTATCCAGCTATCAGCAGCAACTGGATGTACTTCGCGGCGTCAACGGGCCAATTTCTTTATCGAATCATTTGGATTTGGCCGGGCACAAAATCATCAACGTCGGTGCCGCCGAGTCCCCCAACGATGTCGTCACGCAGGCGTTCGCGTCGTCCAATTACGGTCCGCAGGCACTGGCGGCAGCATTCAATGCTTTAGGAAAACAGACACTGCAAACGTACCGGCAGTTGTCGAATCCAGACCAGCGGGAACGCACATCATCGTTCTTGAACGATATCGCGAACACAAGTCCCACGTCGAATACGTCTACAATCTCGTATGGTTCCGTCAGCGGCGGCACCATTCCCGTTACCGTCAGCGCCGGGTTCTTTCAGCGTGTAGACGGCACGGCGACACCATACGCGTCTCGCACAGACACGCTGGCGTTACCAACGTCGATTGCAATTTCCAGCCTGACGCGTTCCGGCAATATCGTGACCGCCGTAACCACAACGCCGGACGGGTTGTCCGTAAACGAGGGTTTCAGTGTGTCCGGTGCACCCGATCCATCGTTCGACGGCGCGTTCTCGGTATTGACGGTATCGTCCCCAGACACGTTCACGTATTTCCAAGGCGGCCCGAATGCGGGGCCGACGGCACCCGGAGGCAGCATTAGCGTAGGCGGGGTCTATTACTACACGATATCGGCGGGACAGAGTTTTCTGGGACTGGTGTCCGGTGTCGGTGCCGACACATGGTCGGAGAGAGTCGGCGGTAGTCACGATGGAACGACGATTATTGCCGTCGTGGTGCTGAATAGCGGTGGCATCGACGTTCTGAATTCAGCAGCAGGCGCGACTTCACCTCAGAACGGGGTGGCAACCGCTGTAATCCGGAGATTGTAGACATGCCGAAATACCAGCTTCACGTGATCTCGACAGGACTGAACCCGATTACCGGGCACCACAGCGTCAACTGTCGCGTAGTCGAAACCCGCGACGACGGAACTGAGCTTGAGGGCGTACCAGAGACCCACGGCATCGAGGCCACGGCACTGGAGTCCAGTTTCGGTGGCGACATCCAGAAATGGCTGGACAGTGTGAGCGCAAAAATGCTGGCTCGGCACAAACGCCGGATGCTGGCGAAAGATGAAATCATCGGCTGGCATGGACTACGGTTCGACATTCCAGAATAGCCGTATACATTTCTCTTGACATCGGCGCGTCTCGCGTATACATTTGCAGTCGATGACTACCGTGAAATCAAAATCCAAACCAAAGCCCAACAAGCTGAACTCCGTGATCTCGATGCGGGTGTCCGACAAGACGCGGAAGGCGATTCTCAAGCGCGGCAAGGAACTCGGATACCGGAAACCGTCTGAGATTCTCGATCAAGCACTCGATCACTGGATGCAGTGCGATCGAGTTGGCAAGAAGACCGCTACTGGAGGTGCCAATTGAGCGACGACACCAATACTACGATTGACGAGATCATCCCCGAGCCCAGCGCGCCTGCACCGAAAGACTCGATTACCGAAACTATCACTGTCCAGTTCTCTGCCGACATCCCACGGTCTCGGCACGCCAAAATCCTGCGTCAAGTCACCAACATACTGCACGCGTTACTGGCGAATTCAATGCGGTACGCGGCCATCGGCGACGGCAATAACGCCGGCGCGGGGTTCCAGATTCACCAGCAGACGTACACGGCGGCGGCAAATCTGGACGCGGCGGCGACGGCCTTGGAGCAGTCCATGAAACAGGTGTTGACGGGCGGGATGCCGCCAGCGCCGGGGCAGGGCGGACACGGCGGCCTGATAGGGCGAGCGTAGGAGAGACCAATGTCTGACGCTAGTGTTCTCGACTCCATTATCGTGATTTGCGCGGAACAGGGCAATAAGCCAGCGACCGCCGATTCCAACATCGTAGACGATCTTGGGCTGGATTCGCTTGACCTGTCGTCGGTCGCGATGTCGATCGAAATCCAGTATCCAGCCGTGGGCGATATCGACTACGATCCCGCCACCATGCAGACGTGTCGCGATCTGGCCAACGTCGTCGAGGCCCGACTGAAAGCCAAGTCTGTCAATGCTTGACGCTAATTCCCATATTGACGTGTTCTCGACGTTCGCGCCCGACTACCGTTTCGGGAACTGCTTCGTGCGCGTATACGACCATACCGACACCGCTACTTTCGGGCAGCATTTCATTTACGACGAATTGTACCAAGCGTGTCTGGCGTCGGCCCCGTCGCGGCCTTACGGTACGCTGTCTGAGTTATGCTGTGGCATGGCCGACCTCTCGGCGGACGCGGTGTGTTCCTATCTGCATTCGCGGTCGCCGTTACTCCTGTTCTGTGTTGACAAAGATAGCCCCAATGACCTTCCCCATAACCCCACCGCCCAAGAAGGCGAATCCGAGTCCGACGACTCAGGATCGTTCGACGTAATCGGGTTCGCCTTCCCCTCCATTGTGGCGGGTCCACCTGTCGGTAAGTTCGATCCAGATCCCGGTCGGACGGCTTTGATCGGGTACACGATATTCAAGCCAGCTTACCGCACACCGGAAGCGGTCGTGTGCACCATGCTCATGGGCGTATACTTTTTTCACAAATTCAACCTGCTCACCTTGCAAGGCCAGTCGTATCCGTGGAACCGGCTCACGCGGAAGTTTCTAGCGCAATTCGGCACGCGCACGCTAGCTGAACCCATCCCGGCGTTCCTGTTTGACGGCACCAAAATGGTGGACAGTTACCATAGTGTGCTGGAGCGGTCGGTGTTTGCCCGGTACGTTGAGAAAGTGCTCACGGACTGCGTCAGCCTGTAACGAGACTGGACTGGGTAACCGTTTTACCACATTGACAGATTAGGCTACAATAGCTGCGAGGAAACTCTCGTGGGCATCATGAACAAGGGCAGCAGTACCACTGCCCCGTCGCCACAGGTCACGTCCGGCATGACCGCCGACCAGAACGCGTTGGCGGCTCTCGTCAATCAACAGACACAGCAATCCGATCAACTGTTCTCGCTGACGGAGCCCGGTCTCGTCACCGCCGAGAACTACTACCAGACACTGGCCTCGGGTGACCCCGGTGCCATCATGCGCGCGATAGCGCCGCAGGCCCAGCAAACGTCACAGGCTGCGGCGGGGGCCAAGAAGAACATTATGGACAACGCACCCGCCGGTGGCGAGAAAAATCTCGCTCTCGAACAAGTTGACGTAAACCGCGGGGCGCAGATTGCAGGGTCTGCAAGTGGTGCTGTCCAGGCCGCTCCGGCATCGTTAGGTAAAATCGCCGGTCAAGGTATTGGGGAATCCCAAACAGCAACCGGGTTAGCGTCTGGCGCTCTCGGGCAGTCCCTGAGCGGATGGTCGTCTCTGGGCGGTATGCAGCTCCAAGAGCAGCAAATCCAAGCGCAGGAAAAGGGACAGCAACTCGGCGCGGCCAGCTCGGCAGCCAGTGACGCGGCCATGATGCTGATGTTCGCGTAAGACGTAAAGAAGGATCACATAATGCCTACCAACCAACAACCACAGCCGTGGAGCGAGCAAGCCCCAGTAGGGGCACCCGTATTCGATCCCACGAAGCCCTACGAGGCTCCGGAATCGTCATCGGTACCGCCGCCGATTACATCGCCTCCGGCTAACCCGCTCGCCAACGCCCCCGACAAACCTGCACCCTCAATGTGGGGCAATAACGGCGCTGCCAAGGCCGCTAGCGCCGCCTATATTGGCGATTCCGTCCTCAAGGGCATCATGAAAGGGCGACAGGCCAAGCAAGAGCAGGACACGTACAAACTCAACCGACTCATGCAGGGGTTGCAGTATGCCGCCCAGACCTCCGGGGACGCTTACGTCAGCCTGATCAAGAACGGTGCCGATCCAAAGTCCCCGGAAGCGCAGGCGGCGTTGGCTGGTGCAGATGCGGCGCGACAGCAGATGCTGACGATGTACAGCAATTACGTCGAAGGACAAGATAAGGGTAAAAAGGGCAAGAAAAGTGGGAATGCTAAAGGGGGTGATCAAGCGGGAGCAAATGGCGGTCAACCCAGTCAGCAGGAAATAGCGGTCATGCTTACGTCTCCCGACCCGAAAGAAAAAGTAAAAGGAATATTCCTGATGACGAGCCATGCGACCCCGTGGTACCGGATTGCCGGACGGTATTACGCGTCACCGGAATACAAGCGGGCGAAACAGAACGCGGCGGGCGAGCAGCAGTTAGCTGGAATCACGACAGCGTCCAAACTAGACGTAGCCACTCTGGAAAAAGCCGAGCGGGAAGGCACAATCAACGCCGACGACAAGAAGAAACTCGACGCCTATCGTAATCAGGCAACCGCCGGAGAAGAGGGAAAAGAGAGTGCTCAGGTTCGCGGGATGCGGTCAGGACTCAAGGCTGCCGGGCTCGACGACGATACGATCAAAAAGGTCATCACCAGTCACTACGGTGGTGCGGGAATGCGCGGCACGTCCGTGCAGCAGAAATACGCTGACGCCGTCCAAGACGCAGTTGACAACGGTCGAGATCCGGCCACGGACCCGGCTGCACAACAACTTGCCAAAGCCATTGCCGCCGAGCATCCGCCGGCAGAGCGAGCGGCTACACTGAAACTCCCCGACGGCAAGCAGGCAGCGGGCAAAGTGTCCCATGAAGGTGATTTACTGCTGGCAGATGGCAGCAAGGCACCGGCGGGAACGATGCTGTACCAGCAGCCGAACTACGCGTCCGTAATCGGTCAGGTACAGGAAACCAAGACGCAAACAGTCATCGATGATCGCGGCATTCCCACGATTATGCGCTGGAACCCGATCACGAGGAATTACGATATACCCGTGGGCTCAAGCGCGTCAGGCGCGTACGGTCACGAGGAAGTGCAAGCCGGAGCCGTGTCCCGCGCCGGCGGCGATTTGATTAAAGACATACAGGCCAACCGTGAGCAACTGGGGACATTGGCGGCTTGGGTCAAGAAGCACGGCATCAACACACCAATCGGCGACCCTAAGCTGGCTGGATTACAGTCGGAACTAAAGACGTTTGCGGCCCTACAGCCCGCCATGCACGGATTCCGGTCAAGGAGCGCTCAAGAAGCGTTCGAGAACATTATTGGGGACTTGCAGAAGAACCCGGATGCCACGATTGCATCGATTCAGGGCATCATGAAGACCGCCGGAGCGATCAATCCGAACCTGGGGAAAGGGGGCGCGGGCGATACAGGGGGCGACAGCGCTAAGCGTAAACGGAATCCGTCCAAGCCCGCCGACCCCAACGATCCTCTCGGTATACGGTAGCTATGTCGTCCACGGCGCTCAATCCGTTAGTCGATAAGATTCGTAACGCCCACCCCGGCGTGTACGACGACATGGACGACGCCACGCTGACCAAGAAGGTTCTCGCCAAGTACCCGCAGTATTCCGACTTGGCAGTCCCCGATCCGAAATCTGCGCCGAAGCCTGCCGTCCCCAAAGAGCTTGCTCCTCCGTCGTTCTCGGAACGCGTCGGTGAGCGTATACGACAGACCGCTTCCATGATCCCGAACGCCATCGAGGGGCACACTGCGTCGTACCAGAGCGGTCTGACGACACCAAAAGCCAAGGCCGAAGCCCAGAAAGAACTAGACGAGGCCACTGCGGGCAGACGGCACATGACGGGCGCGGACGCGGAACCGATTTTGGGGTCCAAGACGCTAGGGAAAGCCGTAGGCGCTGTCACTATCGGCCCTCGAATAGTAATCGATCAGGCCAAACAGTATGCCCACGACCCTGCGGCGCTGGTGGGCGACGTTGTGCTGCTGTTCCCGGAACTGGCTGAAATGCGCGCCCCCGGAAACAAGACGTTCAAGCCGGGCGAGTCCCCGGCACCTAAAGCCACAACTCCCGATCCGGCGTACACAAAAGCTCTCGACAAGGCCAACGAGGGCTTTTCGGCCGACGCCAAGGTGTATAACGACAAAATCACCAAGTCGTTCGACGAAGCCAAACGCGAGCACACCGAGAACGTGGCCAAATACGAACAGGAGGCCAAGACCCACGCCGAGAAATCCAGTGAAGCCCGTGCCAAGTGGATCAAGGAATGGAGCGATTACCGGAAAGCCGAAGTCGAGTCCCGTGACGCTGCCCAGCGCGCGCAGACATTGGCAAAGGGAGTCAAGGACACGGTCAAATCCGTATACGACAACCTCAAGCAGACTTACGAAACCGGACGCAAGGCTCTTAACGGGCGCTGGAGTGTCTGGAACAAGGACGTAGCTGGGATATCCCGCGACCCCAAGGGGGTGTTCGATGCCATTGAGGAAGCCAAGGCCAAGCAGTTGCGCGGCGCTCCCGGTAGCCTGCCGGAGTTCAATAATCTGCTTCATGAGCTAGGCGTGCAGGAGTTCGAGACAGCGCCAGATGGCACCAAGCAGGCCGTACCGGGGCAGAGTCCGATTCCGATTGAGACTTTGCGAGCACACTACTCTGCGGTTGCGCGTCGGATCATCAAAGGCGGCTTACCGGGCAACATGTATCACGCCCTTGAAGACGTGCGCGCCGCTCTCGATAAGCAGATCGTTGACGGCATCAAAGACCGGATGGCTAACCAGCACCCGTTGTATACGGCATCCGGCGGCGCGCCGATCCGCGATCTGGTGTCCGAGTACGAGGCGCTCAAAGCCGACGAAGGACAATTCCTGACCGACTGGGAAGGGAAGATCAAAGTTGGCAAACACCGTGTCAAGAGCCCGCTATCGATGGCGTTCGAGCAGCTCGACCCCAATTATCTGGAGCCGAAAATTCTGGGAGTCGGCAACGAATACATCGCCAAGCAGTTGGAAAAGTACAAGCAGTACGGTGCTGACTCGACGTTGTTGTCGAAAGCCACTCAGCTAGAGAGTGAAGCGAAAGCCGCAGCCAAGGTCAAGGTAAAGACACCGAAGGAGCCGTCGGCAGAACCACCCAAGGAAGGGGTGGCACCGGCTAAACCGGAATTGCCTCATAAGGCCGTGCCTGAATCGCCGGAGTTGAAATCCGTTGAGCGACCGGAAGCCGCAGCGCGCAAACTCGGAATGATGTCGAAGGCGGCAGCCAAAATTGTGGGTAAACTGGGTGGGGCCTTAGCAGGCAGCGTCGTAGGTCACCCGATGGTAGGATGGGCAGCGGGCGGCGAGCTAGCGCCCGAGATACTGAGCCGCATTATGGAAGCCAAAGGAAAATCGGCTGCCGGGGCAGTCACCCCCGCTGAGATGAACGCATTACCGACAGTCGAAAAGACCGGTATTCAGAACGGAATCGCACGAAGATTGGTAGAGGCCGCCGAGAAAGGTGAGCCGCTACCGCCACTGGAGAAATTCAGGTCGGTGCTGACCGATGAGCAGATGCGGCAAGTGATGCAGGCGGCAATGAAAGGCGGGACAGGTTCCGTACAGTGAGAATGGCCGATCTAGGACGCGTATTTCGGTCAGTCGCCAGACGAGCATTCCGGGTGTGAGTCTCGCGTAGTCTGGGTTCATGCTCATCCCAGCCAAAGATAACAAAAGAGCAGCTTACTCTTATGTTCCTTCAGATTGGCGACACCTACTTCAACGTTGACCACATTGCGTGCATCCGCTCAGTCAGCGGCGGTGATCAGTGTGTGATATTCACGCCCGGCCAGTCTTCGGTCGCGGATGGGTTTCTGATCGACTTGCCAATTGAAGAGGTTTTCGAGATGGTGCAGCAGGCCCGTCTATTGGAACTGGCCCAGATGATGGACGATGAGGATGAGCCTGGCGAGTCCGATCCGACTCCCCCTGATCGCGATCAAACAAGTTAGCGCCGCACATGCTGGCGATTTTCGCTTTATAGCTCCGATTCAGTTGCGCGATTCTCGCCGCCGCCACGTCCCCGACACGAGCGCTGGTTATTGCTCGCACCAGTTCCTCTGCGTCCCGATATCTGAGCGCTAATCTCAACGCCTGCTCGACGCGCTGCGGGTACGGGAGTTTCGCGATCCTCATGATCTCGATTTCCAGATTCACACTGAATTCTGGAATCTGATGATGGTCAATCCCCAGTAACCATAGCGCGACACTGATGCGATCGACGATCCGCGGCGGTATCCGCGACGGCGGGTTGCTCTTGACAATACGGTAATCGAATTGGCCGCGTACAGTGCACAGGTATCCGGCATCGACGAGGGCGCGGATACGATCAATGGGGATTTTGAGCGCATGAGCCAAGTCTATAGGCTTGACGGTGGTTTTACGCTTGATGGTCGCCACGGGAATAGTATACGATTTTGGGCATGGCACAGGAAATCATATCGCATCCGCCGAGCACGAATGTGGCTAGTGTGATGTACGACAAGGATAGTCAGCAGTTGACGGTTGAGTTTCTTAAAGGCGGCGTCATAGAATTCTATGAAGTCGATGAGACTGCCGCACATGGCTTCGAGAACGCGCTATCGGCGACAAAATACTTGAACGCGTATATCGAGAACGTGTTCCCGCAACAGCGGATCATTTAACCACCGCCAAATCCTCTTGCCAGTGCACCGGAATCAGGGATTTCAGAAACGGCCTACCCTCGTCCCCTGTAAACACAGGGCACTCATCGGCCATCCGCCAAGCAGGGTAAGGCTGCGCCGACTTGTCATAGTACGCGAATCCGCCGCGCTTGAATCTTGCCGGATGATCGTTCCAGTTATCGCCCTTGTCGTGGATCATGTCCTGAAGTTCGGAACAGTTCTTCCCGTGCATCTGCTTCGGCGAATAGTAGTGCTGCGCTAACATCAGAATCGAATTTCTCGTGGCGTCCTGTTGTCGCCAGATGAAGTAGTTCTCGACTTCGACATGATCCGGTATCGTGAACACTCTGGCGTCGAACATCGCTAATCCACGCTCACCGCCCATCGACACCGTGAAATACGCCGTCGCCATTGCCGCTGCCACGCTCGACATCTTCTGGATGTTGCCGTCAAACCACGCTTCTGTATTAGGTTTGGCGAAGTCGGTCAACAGGAAGCTGATTTCGTCGGATTGTACATAAGCGATCTCGGCCCCCATCAGCTCTTTGAGCATCGACATAGCGGTGTTGTCCATTGCCTGCATGAAACCTTTGTCGTACGGGCGTGCCATGCCGCGACAGTAGGAGTGAAACGCCTTGCCGTCTACGCGTAAAATTGTATACGTTCGTCGGGGCAGGAAGATACGTGTCCTGTCCTCGTATTGAGATTTCATTCTTTCGCCGATTGCGTCGTTTGCCATGACACGGTTTTAAGGCTTTGTATACAGATTGTCAAGAAAATTGTGGTTGGTTCGGATAGCGTTATTGAGCTACACTCTACTCATGCGTGCCCGACGAGTCCGTTTCACGAAACCCGCCGTCCGCGAGACCCAATCCCGTGCGGTTAAGACTCGTGACGGTGTATCCCAATATCGACACAACGAAGCAGGCAGATACGCAAAATGGGAAGCCCTCGGCGAGCAGCGTAGACGGCAAGAATCCAAGTGCGCGCGATGCGGGAACTGGCTGGAGTTCGAAGACTCGGTATTCGAGTCAAAGGAGTTCAAAGATGGGGTCGAGAACAAGGTGGTACACCGTAAGAAATGTCCTGAGTAGACTAGCTCTGGTGTCGTTACTGACTGCCGCGTGTTTCGGACAGGGCGGTAACCTGATCCGTCAAGTCGTGAGTGGCACGGTCGCAAACGGCGGATCAGGACAAGTCATTCCCAACGCCATCGTCCGCGTCTGCACATCGACCGCGATCGGTACTCCGTGCAGTCCGCTAATCTCGAACGTCTACGCCGACCCCGGATTGACATCGCCTCTAGGGAACCCCTTTGACGCTGACTCAAACGGTTTCTATTCCGTGTTCCTGCCTACGGGAAGTTTTCTGGTACAGGAGTCCACTCCGATTGGAGCCGGATTTGTATACAGCGAGAGCTTCTTAGTGTTCGTCAACGGCACGGGCACCGTCAGTATCGTCAACCTCTCACTTCCGGGTTCCGTGTTCGCCGTCACCGGCTCTGGTTGCACCGGCGTCTGTAACCTATCAGCGTCGTTCGTTGCCCAGAATGCGAATACCGTATTCGGGAATTGCCTGAACTCGATCGCCTTTCCATCGTTCTGCTCGCTCACCGCCAACATGATTCCGAGCACGTTGAACTCCACCACGATCAACGGTCTCACCGTCAACGGCAACGAGACCGTATCGGGAACTCTCGGGGTCACTGGGGCATCCTCATTCACTGGCAACGTCACCCTGAGCGGCACACTCGCTGCCGCTGGCAGTATCACCAGCAGCGCCACGCTATTCGGGCTCGAAGCCACAATCGGTGTTGGCGGAATCGCGACCACGGGATTTCTGACTGCGTCTCAGTCAATCACGTCCTCGACATCGCTGGTCGCGGGCACGTTCGTTAATGCGGCAACCGGTTATCAGATCGGCGGCAGTTACGGCACCAGTGGATACTGTTTACAGTCCACGGGGACGGGTACGGCGTTCAGGCCCGGTTGCTCGATTGGTGGCACCCCCTCTGTCGTGGCTGGGGCGGCACTCGGCAGCGGATCGGCGTCCCTAGTGTCCGGCAGCACAGACAAGATAGGCGCTGTCAACGCCACGGCGGCGTCGGGCACAACGTCGTCGATATTCGCGCTCACGTTCAGTACGCCGTTTTCGACATTCGCGTCCTGCACGTTCGCGCCTGCTGGTGGCAGCGCTGCATCCGCTGACAATTCACTGTCGATTTACATGCCGGTTAGCGCGTCCGGGTTCTCGCTGGTACTAGGCACCGGGGCTCTCATCAACACAAGCTACCAATGGTCGTATCTATGCAACGGGTATTGATAGCGTTTATGCTGTACGCTGCAACCGTGCTCGCGCAAGACGGAACCAGTTCACCGTTCTCAAAACGCTACGTGATCGCGCAGCTCGCATTAGAGGGTACGGACGCGTTTTTCACGCAGCAGTCCGTGTGCCGATACGGTTGGGCACATTGCGCGCACCCGAATCTGACGCCCGAGTTAGATCCGCTGGCTCGTCCGTTTGTGCAGTCCGGATCGAAAGCGGAGTTAGCGGGATTCTTTGCTGTAGACGCTGGAGTCAAAATCGGCGTGTCGTATTGGCTACACAGGACTGGACACCGGAAACTGGAGCGGTGGGTACAGACCTTGGGAATAGTGGGATCGGCGGCAGGTGCAGCTAGTCAGATAAAAGTGTTTGCTACCGACGCGAGGTAATCCATGAACAGCGAAGCACGTGTATCCCGCAAGATCAGCAAGTTGCGATCCGAGAATGTACCAGAACGGCAGGCCGTGGCCATGAGTCTAAGCATGGCACGCAAAAACCGGATTACGAAATCGGGCGGGTATAAGCGGGTGGCGAAAAAATCCCGTGGCAAGCGTGGTCGTCGGCGGTATACTAGGGCGAGAAAAGGCAGGTAGACACAGATATGTCCAAATGGAAGCCTGTAGCGCCTCCGGTGAAGCCGGAAACCACCCAAGAAAGCCAAAACGCGGCCATAGCCCAGAATGGCGTTTCCGAGCCCGTTAGCGAGGCTGAATTCGCTGGGCCTGCCGAGGTTAAACCGGACTCTACTGGCCCCGTACAGCCCGCCGCTGCCTCGGCACCACCCGCTGTAGCCGACAATCCCAATCCGGCACTAAATCTGGCTAGCGTGCTCGCTTCTCTGACCCCAGATCAGCTCCAGAAGATCCGCGGTATGGCCGTGGCCGAGGGCGTGACAGCACCGCAGTCATCCGGCAAACGTGCCGACGGGTCGATGGTAGTCAGCGTCGAGCTGGACACTCCTACCGTCGAACAGCTTGAGCTATGGGCCGAGGCCGACGGATGCAGTCTGGTTGAGGAAGCGCAGAAGCGGATCGCCGAGGCATTGAATTCATACCTGTACGGCGATTGGAGCGTCGTCGAGCAGCCTGCGCCTGCCGCCACCAATACCACAGGAGCCTGACCATGTTCGAGTACCTGAACCCCCGAAACGGCCCCGTCATCGACGGCATGGAGCACTTGGAGGTGACTTATGCAAAAAATCAACCCGAGTACATACCACTTCGTACGCTACGGAACAACGCCGACATCGACCCGTACGTGCCCGTAGTCAGCCGATGGACGCTTACGCCCGAACAGCGTAAATTAGTTGCCGATGGCGCCGATATATTTCTCGAACTGTCTACATTCGGTGGGCCGCTGAGTCCGATTCGCATGGGCATCGGCGATGGCAAAATCGAGTGTCCAGCGGACAGAGTGTTCAGTCTGGTTATTCCGTTGCCTGATGTGGCCAGTTCTCAAGACGACGAGTTTGCCAAAAACGTGCACATTAAGCTGGACTAGGGGACGATCATGCCGTCGTCTTTTGTCGTCGGATCGCTGTACCAGCCTCGGTGGAACGGAATTGCGTGGAGTCAGCCAGGCGGCGTCGGCACCCAAGTATTTCCCACACAGAACGTCGGAAACTTCCAAGCGTATCCAGTGAGTGGCCAAATGTGGGCCGAGACTGGCTTGTGGACTAGCCCGTGTCTACACTGGTTCGATTCGTTCCTGATACAGCGCGATTTCGACGAGGGAACACAAATGTCGGTTGCGATCCAGATGTGCCCCATTTGCAGCCTGATTATCCGCATTTATGAGCCCTATGATTTGATTTATCAGGTGCCGCAGTTCGCAATCTCGGTCTAGCCACCACTATCCGTCTTCATCAATTCTTCGCACATCAGGAACACTTTCGCGAGGCTGACTCCTAGTCCCGCCGCTATTCGTTCCAGACTAACACACGTGGCTGACGCAGCTCCGTTCTCGATTCTGGACACGTACGTCCGAGGGACACCAATCTCTACCGCAAGACGTTTCTGTGACCACCCGTGACGGAGCCGCAGCCAGCACAGCACAACGGGCAGCGCAACATTCAACGGTAACGGTTTCGGTTTATGACCGGTTTGGTGGGCTTCGGGGGCGCTAATGACGACCGCAGCGTTGACCGCAGCCGTCTCTGGTGGCCTCTCTGCCAGCGCGCCGTGACACCGACGGCATGAACCGCTCACGGTCATGAACTGGACAAGATCGCAATGCGGGCAGCTCAGGGTCTGTCGTTGGGGGGCGGCGACAACGTGCGTAGCTGGAAATGGCGATAGTGATGGCAGGACAGACCCTGTAGACTGCTGTTGTGCAGTAGCGTCCTGCATATTGACGTTAATGATACGTCAGGATGGCAGCGCAAATCAATCGCGGGTTACCGATCACCGATTACCTGACCACGCCTTGACCATAATTCGGGCATGACAGCTTCCGTTGGTCGCCGGATTCGAATGGGACATACCGCATCCGGTTGATGTCGTATTTGCGGCGGGCGCCACAGGACAGGCAGGTGCGATAGGTGAGACGATGGCCGTCGATGATCAGGGTAATCGGGAACGAGCATTCGGGATGGGAGCAGCCGAACACAGAATCGAGTAAGCGTTGAACTATGGTAATCATGTCTATGCCTCTGCATCCATGAGCAAGATACCGATTTCAAATCCCAAAATAACCGAAATCGCAATCGCGCTGACATATTTCATGGTTGTCTCCTTCCGTCATTCCTTCACCTACGAGTACTTCGCCAGCGCAGCGTCAATTCGGCATCGAGTGCAATGTCTGGGGTCGTGTTCAGTTACGCCGCCTTCGCCGGTGTGAGTATGCGGAGCGTGTTGCCAGTGTTCGTTCGCGAGCACCAGCGCCTCTCTCAACTCTCGCGTGGCCTCTGTCAATCGCTTGTTCTCGAAGATAGATTCGGCAAGAGCCATACATCCTCCTTCTGCAAATCATCGCTACTCAGATGAGCAGTTCGCCGCTAGGATTACATAGCACTCTTTGCAGTGTCCGCGATGCCATTCGTCCTCGTGATCTCCGTTTGACTGCATCTTGAGCGTTTTTCCGCATCGAACGCAGTTATCAGCATAGTAGTTCGCTGCACCATCATTGGGCCACAATTTTCCGCACTCTTCGATAAACTTGCCCAATCTGGTGCCTTTGTTAACAAATTCAGGATGGCTCACTTCTACTCTCCCTTCGTCTCGGACAGCGCAGTCTCGGCCAAGTCATGAGCAATTATCATTTGCTCTTTGATTCTCGGCGATAGTTCCCACGTTGTGCCGTGTAGAATCCCAGCAATAACAACAAAACATTCCTGTAGAGCAGTTTTGAGTTGAATATTCTCTGCCTTCGCGGCGCGGAGTTGCTCCTCCAATAAATCCACTTCCTGTTCGGCGGCAATGCGGTATTGATCGCACTCGCGGAGTTGCTCGATTACCGAGTACGTTTCGTGCTGAAGAAAGTCAAGATGATTGGATCGCTGGCAGTTTGGGCAGTGCCGGTAATAGCGAGTCGTTTTCCAATTCACGGCTTCCTCCTCGCTTTTCGTGATTTGCGACGCTTCAGATACCGAAGGATGCTCTCTACGGCATTGGCACAAGCCTCCGTTACTCTCTCTTCTGACACCGACCAGCCATTGAAATAACTCACCTCGCGGCGGATCAGTTTCGTCATGTGTTTCTTGTCAGGTTCGCGTTTCGCGGCCATTGGGGAATCACCTCTTTACCGGCATAAAAGCCAGCACCGTCATTGCAGATAGCCACTCCTTGACTTCGGCATCGTTCAAGAGCGTTTCCATTGCGGCCACGTCTACTTGTTCACGTTTCGGCGAGATGAGTTCTTCCGCGTGAACGGCAATCGAGCCGAGTTTCACAAGCAAAGATAAGCCAGGCTTTAGTATGTCAGCCATTGACGATTCCTCCTGTCCAATCCGGTCTATTGTGAATTTCTTTCATGAATCCCGGCGCGATCAAGGTATTACACAAGTCACACCAATATTCTTCGTAGTCGTAGCCTAACTCCGCGTACCGGGATCAATCGATATCATCGGTGCAAATCTCAACTTCGTTGTTGTCGTAGAGGAATCCCGTGACGGGCATTAACTTCTCAACACCGCCGTCGTATGCCTTGACAATTGAATCAGGCGATAATCCGTGGGCCACTAGATTCTGCAAATGTGCGATAAGGCTTTCGACCGTCATCCTACTTCTCCTTCCCGCCCCGCGCTCCCAACAAGAACTGTTCGCCGATGTATCGGGAATAAGCTGGGGGTATGGCTTGAGCGAGTTCCGGCGTCTTCATCCACTCGATCCCCACTGCTTTAGGCCATTCCCGTTTCCCGGTCTCGTGTCCGTAGCAACGGTAGTATGTTCCCCCGTCGCGTTGATTTCTAATTCCTTTCCCGCCGTGCTTTGGATGTATCGGGGATTTGGCAGGAAATGAGCACTCAAAGAAACGATGACGTAAAGTTTTCAGGCCGAACATCGTCCCACACAGCATAATTGGCATAGCGAGTGGTGCGCCGGCGACATTTTCTATCACGTAGTTCGCACCAGAAGTTATCAGCATGTGCCGGACATCCGCCACTAAGTCTGGGTGATTGCTGCGGGGCGTTAAGCCGTGATTTAACATCTGCGTGTAGTGCTGGCATGGCGGCGATGCCCACACGAGATCGTATTTACGCAACCCTTTGACAGAAAATTCCATAGCACCGCCCTGCACGAACGTAAACGGATACCTCGACTACGGTTTGATGTCCACGCCAACAATTTCGGCATCTGGGAACGCTTGGTGCAGACCCATTGCCGCGCCGCCTGCCCCACAAAATAGATCAAGGATTCGCATAGTCATTTACTGTTGGCCCCGCGCTCGCGCCAGAGCAGCCCTCACAGTCGGTATGTGACACCAGTTAGCGTGCCATTCCTCCTGAGTAGTGCTATGGCAGGTGCAGCCTCTTGCCAGAGTTTTGGTACACGCTGCGTACAGGTCTGGAGCCGCCGCGATCAGGTGAGCGTTGGCCTTGGGGTTGTGAGTTTCAGTGCCGCGTTCCAAGCATTCGACGATGGCGATTCCGCAATCTTCTGAAATCGTCAGGCTGTCAGACATGACGTGCCACGGCCCCGGTGTGAACTTCTCCTCCGCCATCACTTCACCCCTACCGCTTATCTTTCTTTCTTCGGCTTCCCGATCAGCACGAAACTGCTCTCCTCGCCAATCTCGTAACTCGCCGCGATCGTGTCCGGCTTCACGCCATTCGCCATCAGTTTCTCGGCGCTTAATTTCCTCGACCCCGATCGCGTCACGTACTGCACGGGGTAGTTCTCGTACATGACTTCAGTCTTGTCGGCAAGCAGGAGTCCTCCCGCCAGGTGCGTCTGAATGTCCTTGCGAATGCGTTCCCGATACTCGATTTCGGATTTCAGCTTCAGGCTCAACTCGACCATCTCGCCGAAGTTGAGACGCTTCTTGCCGTCTTTGAGATCGACTTCTTCGCGGAATTTCTTGGGGGAGAGTTCCGCTACCGATTCCCAGTCGGGGGCGGGAGCGGCGGCCGCTAACTCGGCAGCTAATTGTGTGCGTTGTGATTTGGTTAAACTGTTCGTGCTCATCGTCGATTCTCCTTTAAGGTCACGATTCTAAGATTACTGGGGTCGTTGTTACACGGGTCGCCGTCGATATGATCGACGAACCGATTTCTCCGCGGATTCGTTGTCGGTTTCGTGGTCAACTCGATTAGGTCTTTGCAGACCAAAATTATTTCGCACGCTCGGCGCTCGGGAGTCTGGCGTAGACAGTCGTTTTTGATGAACGGGTACTGACCCGCCAGATAGAAAGAAACTCGACCGAGCAACTCTTGCGGATCAATCCGTGTGGTCATCACACTAACTCCTCTTCCCGGCTCACCACATCTCCAGCCGGATACATTCTGACTCTGCCATCCACGTAAGCCTCCATCACCAGCGTCATCCCCGGCTCCCAACCCGCGGTCTCGATAATCTCACGCGGCACCCCCACGATCAACGACTGCCACCAGCCGTCCTTGACGGGTTTCCCTTTCCAGATTTTGCGTGCCCGGTACGCGTACCGCAACACGGACTGGCGCATGAGAATCGGACGATCTGGGGTACCACCATCAACCACGTCAGGCGGGAGCACGGCTTTCGCTGGACGGCGTAATATTGGCCTCGTGATGTTCTTGCGCCGGTTCGCCATTACGACACCGCTCCCGTCTCAACGGTCTCGCTCTCGGCCATCCAGCACAGGATTCTCAACATGGTGCCAAAATCGGGCTCGTGGCCCATTTCGATTCGCAGTAGCGTTGAGTACGACACGCCGATACGGGCGCCGGCGTCCCGTAACGACAAATCCTTGATCATGCGCCACGATTTGAGCACTCGGCCCAAGTTTGTCGTTCGCTGCTGTTGTTTCGTGCTTGCCGCTCTGGTCATAATGTGCACCAAGGGGATAGTAGCGCGAGGGGAATCGTCTGTCAAGAGAAATTTGTATACAGGATTGAGGACAGCTAAAACACTTTGATTTGATCCGGTTCCAGATCCAGACCCCACTGATCGCCGTCCATGAACAGGTTCATCTGTGGTTTGTACACGATAGCGTTTATCCGCTTCCACGTGAACCACGTGACGGCCTGTAGTTGACACGGCACAATCCCCAACTCACCGGCCACTTCGCGGTATCCGTCGGCGATTTTGTGGTAATCGAACTTGGCTCTGACAGCCTGTTTCATCGTCATACGGCGACCGACCCAGACGCAGTAGGCATGACCGTCAATCGTGACCGGATAATGGTTCGACGGGTCCATGATGTTCTGGTAAAAGTTCCTCGTCTTTAACCCTTTCGTAAACGACAGGAAATCGTCACCCGATATACACCGTCGTGCTCTCGCCCGACACGCGCCATACCCGGCACCCTTGCCGCCTTCCAACATGTCTTTGACAGCACGCAAATTCGTCATGTAAGCGTTATTCGGACTCAGTGCACAGAACATGCCAACGACAGACGATAGGGGTAACCCGTACACGTTGGCGAGCCGATTTAGCGTGGACCGGTACCGCGGAAACGCCGTCATACCCTCGTCACGGTCTACGCGATCGGCTTGATGCCAGACACGCCGGATATTGTCGAGATTACGGTCGCGAGTCGCGCTCATATCCGGCCTTGTCCTCGCCACCCAGTCCAGCCGCGTAGCATCCACAGCGTTTCCGAATGTCTACGGTCATGGCATACGTCGCAGCGCACAACACATTTTGCCAATTCCTGTTCTCGACGCTCTCGACACCAGTGCCAGATGTGGCGGTGATCTACCTTTTGGTTCGGATCAATGTGGTCGATTTCGAGAAAACTCCGTGCGCCACAGTCCATACAGGACTTATCGGCGAGATAATCTTGGCGGCGCGACCGTCTGGCGTCTCGATGCCATCGGCGTACGTAATCGGCACGGTCTGGTCGTTTCCACTCGGGTACGGGTATAGCCAATGACGCCGGGTTAAACGATACGTCGGCCATTAGTGGGCCTCGCCCCAAGACGGTCCAAAACCACTCTCGGCCTCAATCGGCACAATCAGCTTCGTCGTCGATGTCAGCGCCCACGTCACCGTGGCGTCTACAGCGTCCCTAGTGTCTTTATCGTCTGGCAATTGGTGCAAGACTTCATCATGCACGGGCAAGAGAGGCTCGACACCCCGCACGTGTTTCAATACGTCCCACATCGCCATCATCGCGCGCTTCAGGATCGTGTTCGCGCTCGTCTGGATGAGATGTGCAAACGAACACCGTTCCGCTTCTGCCCTGACCTTTGCAATCGGTGACCATATCTGCGGCAGGTATCGTATCCGACCACTCAACGGGTCTCTCGCCAGCCCTGTCGTCCGCGTCAATTCCATGCAGTCTTTCTGCCACTGATGCGCGCCGGGATATATCCGGTACCACGTGTCTAGCATGTGCTGACAATCATCCTCAGTCCAGCGCTCGCCGTTGGCCTTGTATGCCCGAAATTTAATCATCTGGACGCGCAGCCCGTACGCCGTGCCACCGTTAATTATAAAGAAATTGATGACCTTACCTGCCTGGCGCTGGTATTTCTCAACTTTAGTAATCGGCACTCCAAACATGTCGGACGCCGACCGCGTATGCACGTCCCATTGCAGCTTGTCGTCACCGCGTGCTTCGTGGCCTTTGACAAATATCTCGCACAGTTTCCGGTCTCTCGACAGGTGAGCGAATGTTCTCATCTCCACTGTGGACAGGTCGGCGTCGTGCAGTATCGCGCCCTCGGGCGCCACGAACCCGTACCGACATTCCGATCCCAGCTCCGATCGCACGGGTATCGACAACAAGTTCATGGGCTCGGCCGTCGATATACGACCCGTGATTTGACGCGTCAACTTAAACGTAGCTCGTGCCCGTCCGTCGCCAGTCGTCGCCATCTTACGTAGCGGCTCTACGTACGTACCTTTAAGTTTACTGGCTTCCCGATAGTCTTCGATGTCCACGATGACAGGCGACAACGGTAACAACTCCTCTAAGCATTTGTCGTCAGTGGAACCGCGCACCTTACCGGATTCCCCACCATCCGTCATTCGTGGCGGTGTCAGCCCCAGACCACCCTTGTCGGTCGAATCGTACAGCAATTCCGCGACCTGATCGCCCGATCCGGGATTGATATCGCGCCCCGTAGCCCTGAATATGTTCCACTTGGCCTTGTCCATCTGCGCCGTGCACTTGTCACCTAACCTGTCCCAGAATTCAGCGCCCGCGAGCTGGATGCCTACCGTCGCCATCCGGTCAATCATCGGAATTATCCCGTGGTCGATACGGCAGGCTTCCGACAACCCCATGGCTTTTACTTTTTCCATGAGCGGACGCGTAATCCGGTACTGGACGTCGGCGTCCTTGCAGGCGTACTCGATTGCGTTTTCGATATCGACGTTATCGAGATCCGGCACCGGCATGTCACCGATGACGGAGATTACCGGCGCTTTCGACGCGTCACTTAGTTTTTTCCAGCGTTCGCGAGGGTCAACCAAGGAACCGTCTTTCAGGGTTTTACCGGACGTGATGTCGGCGAGTATCCGGGACACGAGTTTACCGATGCCGTGGGAGCGTTTGAGACGGTCACCGTTGCCGTCCGAGACGATCTCGGGCTCGGGCTCCGGCCACTGATGAATGAATACAGGGTCAGGTACCGGCTCGGGCGCAGCATCAACGCCTTTCTTGGATTTACGCTTCTTGACAGGCTTAGGGGGGATTTCAACCAATGGCGCGTCTACAGCGCTGTCAACACGGCGCAGGTAGTCCATGGCAATCCCGTGCCCGACATCGCCCATGACCTCGGCGTAGTCGATCTGGTGCATACCGGCGTGACGGTAACACAGAGCTTTCAACCCCTGCGGCTCGATCGCTAGCAGATAAGCCAGAATCATGGTGTCCACGAACGCAAAATCCTCGGCGATGATATCGATGCCGATTGCCTTGAGTACAGGCAAGTCATGTAGCGAGTGATGTAGCGATATCAGCACACGGTCGCGGTTGCGTCGTAACCACTCCAGTAGCGTCTGGTTTGTCTCGACATCGCACGCCAATACCGTGTACCCGGTTCCCGCCGCCGTGGACACCTGCGTTGACCACGGTTTGTCCACAGAGCCTTCCGTATCCGTGCCGAGGATAATGTATTTGTCGGGATTCAGGTCAAAACTCACGGCAACAACGCCTCAAGGTCGTCACAGTTCACGATGCGGTAATCGGGGTTGTAGACACTGTCCTCGCGCATCGGTTGGATTTCGCCGTCGATTAGTTTGCCCAGGGTCAGGATGTCGTCTAACACCATCGGCAGGCTGTCTGGCGAGTGCGCTGCCGACGCCGGGTGTAATATAGGCAGCACGACCCAGCCTTGATCGCGGTATAGCTCGTCACCGAACAACGACGGTACGCGCACCGGCACTCCATGACACTTCTCCATTTCGGGCGCACGTAGCAATACGTGCTCGACTGCCCAGCCGCCGACGAGCCCAATGATATCGGGGGCGCAATCGAGAATGTCAGCGACCAAGGCGTCGTGATCCCGATTTATCTCTTCCTGCGTCGGTTTAGTGTAAAAACTAAACGTGGAGACTAAATTATTTATTCGACAGTCTGAACGATCTACGGCAGCCGCTTGTAAACACAGATCGAGATACTTGCCACTAATACCGACGAAAGGTCTACCGGCAACTGCCTCGGATTCACCGAGGCGCTCTCCGATGAGATAGACCCTAGCCGGTACCGGGCCTTCCGGGAGCACAGGACGCAACGGCCTGCGACCGAAAAGGGCGCTCCGATGCTGTTCCTTGAATCCGTAAGGCATTGTCTGAACTATCTCCGCGATCTCAATCGGGTAACTTCGTCCCATTTCGACGCTGCCACCGATGGATCTCGTTGAACCGTTCCTCGGCACGCTGAATTTTGGCTGCTGGCACGCCGTGCGATTTCGCGGCCATGATCCAAGCTCGGATTGTCGCCAGCGTTAGTTTGTCGTGAGCTTGGAGGCAAAACGGGTCTGGGGCCACGAGCTGCTCGTTCGGCTCGTGATCGCCGTGGTGTCCGAGCTTGAGACCACATTTCACGCCGTGGGAATTGGTATACGCGCAACCGGATGCCATTATGAGCACAGTCCTTTCAGATACAAATCGTTCTTGATTCTGTAAATCTCGGTAGACGCTTCCCGGAATCCCTTCTTGCCGTCGTCAGTCCAGCCGTGGATATCGACACATGGATCGACAGCGGCAGCCGCCAGACCGCCCGCGATTTGCGTGAGAGTTTCGGTCAGGCCGTAACGGAGCACGTAGAGAGTAACCAGTTCGCGCATATTGTCACTGCCCCCTACTCCCATTCAACCCATGGATAATGTTGTACACTTTCCGCGCCGTCTCTTTTCCCAGTCCATCCACGTTGCGCCAATCGCTCTCACTGGCGTTGACCATGGCCTCGACGGTATGGAATCTAGCCGCCACCGCCGCGCTGCGGACTTCTCCGACGTGCGGGAGTTGCGCCGCCACACGACGCGCTAATGACGGCTTCGTCAACAGCGCTCTATCCGCGAACAGCTCTTTGGAACCGTAGACAACTTTGTGGCTCTTGTGATCGTCACGCGAGAACCAATTCGACGCCATCTTGATCCAGCACGCGGCGTGCTCGTAATCGGGCTCCTGGTGAATCCGGATGCCGCCCATGATCTGGCACGTCATGAGCCACGATTCCACGTCGCGCCACATGACGAGACGCTGTCGGCCACAACTCTCTGACCAGTAATGACCGCCGTTGCGGCCCGGTTTGTAGTATTCGAGAACGCCGTCACGCTGACGAGCTCTGTACTCGTTCACGATTAACAGCCACACATAATCGTAGCTCGCGATCAGTCCGGGGAGCTGGTGGCCGGCAAACCTGCCCGAGTATATGCAGGCGACAACGTCCTCAATCGACTTCAATTCCGCCGTGCACGATACTGGCGCACCGTTCGGGCCGTACCCGATCCACGACACGTCGCCGAAGGGCATTTGGACGAGTTCCACGTCCATGCCGAGTTTACGGAGCAACGGGGCCATTTGCGCGGAACCGGCACGAGGATCGACCTGTATCACAGGGTTGTAGCCTCATTTAACGGCACATGGCGTCCGGATTCGACAAGTCGAACGCACCCGTTAGCGTTGTTGTTGCACTCAAATAACACAGTTTCCCTATCAGGTAGCGCTCCTGGGTTATACCAAACCGCCGTGCGTTGCCGACAACCGCAAGGCCAAACTTTCCACCCAATCCAAGGGCGATTACGGTCACTGTATTCCATTACCGGACTCCTCTTGCTCTTTCGCTTCCCGTTCCCACTGTGCCCACATCTCGTCCGTGATCTCGGCACAATTCCCATACCCGTGCCAATCGAGATCGGACACGTCTTCGATCATGTGACCGCAAAGATCGCACTTGAACGGATACTTGTAAGTCACAGAAACCCGCCCGGTGGCGGATAGTGCTCGTTGTAGAAATCCGCGGCCTCGTTGTTCTGTAATTCTTGAATCATTTCGCGCAACGTGGAGCACGTATCGCACGAGCACCCGCCGGGGGATTCTGGGTTAAACGTGCCGTGCGCGATCGAGAAAGCCAAGTGTTTGAGATCGCCATCGTCGAGATTGTGCGCCGTGGATACACCGTTCGGAGTCGCGGCCTCTCGGGTTAATCCGTGCTCACAGTTGAAACACATGCCGAGAGGGCTGCGCTCTCTGGTGTCTGTAGTCATGCATCCGCACTTTTTGCAGGTTCCAGCCATGACGCCCTCTCTACCCTCGGCAGCTTTCCCAGAAATTGATCGCGAACGTCTTTTTACCCTCGACCGCGAATTCTCCACGCGTCTCGTCGCCGGTGTTGATGTTGTCGCGCAGGACTCTGCACGTGACCTTGCCGTTCTTGAGATCCAGTATCATCAAGGATTCGCAATAATATGGAAGCCTCGGAGCGCCGTCCAATCCCGCGTCAATCCCCAGTTCCACGCGCAAGGCTTTACGGTCGGCGCTCTCCTTCATGAAATTGCCCTCTTTGGGCGGTCGCGCGAGAGTAGTTGACAGGATCACGTTCAAGTCCTCGGTCATGGTTATCCTATCCACGAACGCGCCGTCGTGCGCGCCTTTTGTTATCGACCACAGTTGATCCGGCTGCGGTGTCACGGCAGGAGCTTTACCGCCGTCGGCTTTCTCGGCCCGCCGGCGCTCCATGTACTCGGCTTTGGCAAACCCCGAAATCGCCGAATACCCCAAATCCTGCGCCCGTTCCCAGACACGTGACATGGATTCGACCGCTAGCCAGTCACCGGGATTGTGTTGCCGGAGTATCTGATCCAACGCCCACGTGCACTGATTCATGTCGTCGGTCTTGTAATACACGATGTTGCTCGGGCAGTCGGGGCCGAACGACTTCATGGCCGTACGGAACTTGTTCTCGGTGTCGATCACGTAAAACTTGGCATCGGGCGCGAGAACGGTTTCCACGTAAGTGGCCATCGACAGGATTGAACAGGTCTTGCCCACGCCATCCTTGCCCGCCAAGATGATGAACTCGCGCGAGGGGAGCCCGTCGAGGATTTCCGCGGTTGATAGTGGCGTCACTTCCTTGGACACCGTTATCGGGGGCGCTGTCGTTCCGTTATGGTTGGGCTCGGGATCGGACTGAGCCTGATTACTCTTTACACTCTTCAACGCCGACCCTGTGCCGGTATGCAGACTGCTTGCCTTGATTGCCATTAGATGAGTCCTCTCTCAATGAGCTGATCCTTGATCGTCCGGAGCGCAAATACTTGCTTCCCGGTTACTCTGAAACTTGCCAAGCCAAACGCCAGCCGGAACCGAAGATCGCGCACGATATCGCTGGCGCGACCGCCGCAATGGTGCTCGATCACATCCAAATCGGCGTGCGCGATAATTTTCAGTATGCGCTGCGCTTCGAGAGCGTCACCGAAGGGGGAGTCCGATCCGGTGCATTGACCGAGCTTATTCACACCCATCTCCATCCGCTGGGGGTCTTACGCCACTTCAGACCTTTGGCTCTTTGGCTGCTGCTATACTTCCTGTGTCTAGCGTTTAGACAGGTTTTGCAATAGCGGAATCCGTATCCAGGGCTCCTTTGGTAGTAACCGGAGTTAGATGACGTAAGCAAATGACCGTTAACGCAATGAGTTTTTCCTGCCCACAGATCGCGCTTCTTGCGTCTCATATCTCGCATGTTAATTAACTGATTTCCGAGAAATAGATGACTGGGACGAAAGCATCTAGGAGTATCACACTTATGGAGTACGTGAATATTTGAATCGTGCAAAACCCGGTCGTCACCCTTGAACACCCAAAAAGACACCCTGTGAACTGCTCTCTCCCGCCATTCGATGCTTACTCTCCCGTAACCGGAAGAATAACAACATCCGTCCCATAACCAACAACCCCGCTTCATGAGTTCCTTACGAAGGGACGATCTATCTAATAACCGTCTGTAAGGACTGCCGGGTTTTCTACCCGGTTTCAAAGCCAGCCTCTAGTTTCAGCGAACTGCACCAGCATCAACCAATTCCGTTTCAACTCTTCCGATGTAAACTGTAACCTGACTGCTTTCGTGCAGGGTATCGGCGGCCGCCAGTTACCGGAGACAAAAAAATAGTGCAATTCCCAAGTGTCAAACCCCATCATGTGAGCGTAACTCATGGCCTGGATTTTGTTGGCCCAAAAATTCCTGTCGATGGATTCCAACATTGCCGGTTTTGAACTAACATCCAGACGCTTTGCGGATTTCCAAGTCAATTTAGTATCAATACCGATAAGGCGGGGAATGTCAATCAAGTCGGGGGAACCTATGATTCCATCCAAGGTAACTTCCCCTGGTCGTACCAAGTCTTCGTTTGCGGTTGCGTCCCTCATCGCCATTGAGAATACTCTTTCCCACATGAAGCCCGCCGCTCCGAAGAAGGCTAATTCATTTTCCGTGCACCACTCATCTCTCGGTCTTACGGTCTCTTCGATAGCCCTGATTATCGTTGTCAGGTGCAGCCCCTCCGATCGCGTCAACCCGTCTTCGTCGGCTTGCGACCGCAGACAGTTTGGGTAATCGAGATCGTTGGTGATGTCGGTGACGATCATCAAAAATTATCGTCCTTGCTCGGAGGAGAGTTACCCAAGAAATCGCGTGTATCTTTACTACCCGATTCACTACTTTGGGTGTCAAGTTTCCCCCAACCCTGCCGAGTGTACTTGTATACGTTACCGTCCTCGCTCAGTCCGATGACCGAGAACGTCAATCCGCTTCCACTGTCCCACTGGCCGACCGCGATTTGCTTGAATTTCAGTTCAGACGATTTCATGATTGGTCAGTCCTAATCTCGGAAACCCCCGCCGCCCAATTTCTGCGCCAACGTCACCATGATCGCGCTCGCCACTGCTCAGCGGGAGTCTCTCTAATCCGTATTCGCGCGCTCAACGCTGGACCTGCTCATGGCCGTGAGAATCGAGATCAGGCAAGTACGCGAAAACGGAAACTTAAATCTAGTCGCTAATGCCGTTAGCCCGCAGAGGCTAGACGTACTCGGTCACGGTATTGTCATCAATCGTCGATGGCCCGACGATTTCCGCCGTGCTCAAGTCCGCGGGATCGGCAGGCTCAGTCTCGGGCACCACACGCTTCGGCTCCGCAGCAGCGAGCGTAACAGTCAGCACCGAAAGCGCGGAACTGAGCTGCTGCAAGTTGGCTTGATGTAATACCAACTCGCCCTCCAGCCGCTTGATTTCCGAGTGTTCTTTGTTCATGTCGGCCACGAACGCGTCCCGTAGGGCGTGAATCTGCTCAAACGCCGTCATCGGACGACCGTTGACGCGCGGGCGCGACATGCCGCTGACCGCACGACGATTCACGGTTTTGCCTTCACGCAACTTTTTGGCTTCGTAAGCGGTAATCTTATGCTCGGGATGGTCAAGGTAATGGTTGCGGAGGGCTAGCAGCACGTCCCCCTCACCCACGAATCCGCACAAAGCCCTGCACCGGTTGTCTTTCACGTGCTTGACGGTATTAACAGCGTTAACCAACCCGGCGTGGCCTGTCGAAGCCGATTTGTGATTCGGGTATTGCTGGTAGTGATTGTGCATGTCTCGTGGCGAATGGCCCACGAATCCACATTTGGTTCGACAACTGTAATCTCGCATAATCTCTCGTCCCTTCTCGTCAACTAGTTTGATCAAATCGGCCAGAGGGCCGCCAAGCACATGGCGTTTTGTCTTGTGCCACAGCCATGGCTCCAGACCTCGTGCGACTCTGGCCTCGTCAACTTCCCGATGGGTGTCGCGCACGAGTTTTTCCAGCCAGTCGTCATCGAAGTCCATAACATATTTCAATTCGGGTTAGGGATCAGGTGGTGGGCCTTTGGACGCCGCCCTAGTCGAACGCTACTCCATCGGTTCCAGATCGCTCTGGGCCACCACCGTCATCCTCGATAGCCTGGCTACGTCTATGCCAGACTGAACTGCGCTCCGTCGAACGCAATCCCGTGATCCGACAACCCGTTCAAGAATGCCGGGCTGTTGGCGCGCGCAATCGCCTTGGTGTGCAGATCCTTGCCATCCAACCCCTTGACGCCCTTGAACGCCGCCGACGCAATCGGCAACAGCGCTTTCTTGGGCTGAGGATCGTTCTCGGCCAGCGCCGCCGTCAATTCCTCAACCAGTTTGGCGTCGATTTCGGCAAAGTCGCCAGTGGCGGCAGCCGATGCCGTCGTTGTCGCCGCAGCGCCGTTCGGCTTGCCACCAGCGGCCTTGACATTGGTCTTGCCCATTGTCGGCTTCTTGGTGGTGTCGGTGCCCGGCAGCGAGTTCACCTTGCTGACCAGGATGATTTTCTTTTCCACGTCCGCGCCAGACTTGTCGCGCCGCAGACTCTTGGGACCACCCTGTGCCTCGGCAAACACGTGGCATTTGGTACCGACAAGCACCTTCATGTTGCCTTCTGCCAGCATCTCGTCCGGGAACCCGCCGTCGCCTTTGTTAGGGATACCGTGTTTCAGGGATTGGATGAACCGGCCAGCGTTAGACGACTTGGTGATCGCCGTGGCGCCGCCGATGGCGTAAAAGTACTTGCCGTCTTCCGAGGGCTCGAATTCGGGGTCTTTGCCGAATCCACCCAAGGAGTAAAGTTGAATGTGCTCGCCGCCATTCACGTCCGTGAACTCGATTGCGAGAACCGGAGTGTTCGGAGGGGCGTTGCCCTGGAAGTCCGACACCGTGCAAGCCGCGTCGGTAATCTCGACATCCTGGTCGTCCAGAAATCCGCCGCCCGCGGGCATGGCTTCGTCCGAGAACGATACCGGGACGTGGTTGGGGGGTGCTGACTTGGTTGTTCCTGCCTTCTGTAAAGCCATTGGTCGTGCTCCTTTGCCGGGAAACCGGCGTTTAGTTTTGGTTGGTGCTGAATTGGTTACTTCACGCTCGCGGCCTTCTTCAAAGCCTTGAACTCTTCCCGCCGCCGCCGCTGGCGTTCGAGGTTGCCGCACGCTACGGTGCAGAACTTCTGCCAAGGTTTGATGGGAGTGAATTCAGTGCGGCATTTGGCACGCTTGCATCGCTTCGTCTTGCCGTTACTCATGCCATTATTCCTCTCAAGCAAGAGCAATCATACTCCGATTGCGGAACCTGTCAAGCAAAATCTCAAGGTATACCGATTTTATTTCTATGTACACGGTCACCGCTCGTGCATGGGCAAGTCCTCTTCGTACAATTCCAGCATTTACCATGTCTACATGCCCAGCACACCGTGTCTGGAGCCCGAGATTTCTTTCCGTATAATTTCTCTTTGTCGGCATGAGGCGTAGAAAGAAAATCCGACTTGGCCCCATGCGCCATTCGAGCACTGGCGAAACGTGGACGCGTCATGATTTACACATTTCCGGGCCGCCCTCGTGGTGCTCGTCACACCACGAACACGGTACCTGTGTTGTCTCGTTATCGTCAAACTGTAACGGCTCCGGCAGCCCCTTGTCCTGAACTCTATACGCTTCCAGCCACCACTCCGGCAGGAATCGCCTCACCTTTGGTATGAACCATTCAGCATGTGAGTCGGTCAGTATCGACTCTCCAAAGTCGTTTTCAGACCGCATAATCCGGCCCGTCATCTGGACAATGGTTTGCGCCGCAATATAATTCGGGTACTCTTTGTCGCGGGCGCTTCGGGCCGCCACCACTTTGTCCATTTTGCTAACAAAGGGAATCTTGATGAGGAGCTGATACCGTGCTTGAGATCCGGCAAAGTCAAACCCCGTGTCCACAGACGGACTCACGAGCACACACGGCGCATCCGATTGCCGGAACCGCTCAATGGCTTTCATTTTGTCGTGCTTGCCATGTGTAATCATGAGTCGCGCGTGCCGACTATTAGCAACGATAAACTTGCTTCTCGCATACGACACGGCGTGAATGATCCCTTTCCGGTCTAACCTGGCGTCGATCAAGTCGTCGATCCGGCTCAACATCCAGCGCATCGCGTGGTCGTCTTGCTCGGTTCTGAAATCCATGCGGACTGTTGGTATAAACACGACTGGCCGCCGTTTCGGATCGAAGCTCGAATCGTACTCGACGAACTCCAGTTCATTCTTGTCGATACCCAGTAACTCGGCCGTCTTTGGACGTACCGTAGCACTCACGAGTACAATCTTATCGATACCGCGCCATAACGCCGATTCCGCGTAGCGCGCTGGACTCAGCGGGTCAAACCGGACGCTCGCCATCGACTTACCCTCGACATCTTCCTCGTTCAGTATCCAGTCGTCGTCGGCACGCATCCCCGACAACCGGTCGAGTTTGCGTTTCAGATCGCGCAAATGTTTCAGATCCCGCGACCACCCTTTACCGCCCGACGACTTTAGCTTTTGCTCGGCTTGGGTGACACGCGCGCTGACTTTTCCGTTCCACTCAATCGCCCACCGCTGCCAATCGTCAACGGTGAGTCCACTATCCGGCCAGTCCAGCCTCATCTGTAGACACTCATGACGGCTGAAGTCAACACCCACAAACAACGACACGGACTCAAGAATTTCATGTGCCTCGTCTGCGATCAACATTCGTACACGTTGCCGATTACGCTGCGCTTCCAGTTCCGTCACGTCGGTTGCCGTGACCGGTATACCGTGTTGCAGATCGCCGCGCTCGCTGTCTTGTTTGGCCCCGTCGTACATCCAGCACGCGTAATTTGTAGACACGATATTGGAGCGCTGCGCGGCTATGTAGGAGTCGTAATATCCGCATCCACCGCGTCTAAGCCTGCATCCGTACCCGCACTGGCATGGTGCATCCGCAACCGACGTGTCTTTCGGAATCCCGAGTGAATCGGTAATCGGGCACAGGTAATTGTTGAGCCCGCGGATGTCAGAAGACAGACCGGAAAAGTCCGACGATATCTGGTCTTGGAGTCCCTTTGTTGCCGTCAGGATAACCGTGCGATCGCCAGACAGAACAGACGCCGCAGCGTAGGCTAAAGTTTTCCCGAATCCTGTAGCGGCGCAGATTACGACAAAACGTTTCGGGGAGTTGATGATCCGGTTGACGGCGTCCCATTGTGCCGTACGCCATTCGGTGAACTTGGCGGGGAGTCCGAGATCGACAGGCGTGACCGGTGGCGGATCACTGGAGATAGCGCTAACCGCGCTCAACGTTCGGATGGGAAGCTGGATCATGAGACACGAGATTTCTACGGGACTCGGATTGTAACAGATTGGGCCGGAACTTGCGACGGCCCCGGACGTGCCTTTTAGGCGGCTTCAGCAAGCTCATTTTTGTAATCCACGCAGAGCGTGCCGCCCCGATGCGTGAGCTTTGATAAACCTAATTGTTCAACGCCTGCAACTGAGCGTTCAGTATCGCCAACTGTGCCGCCGTCAGCATTTTGTATCGATCCAGCAGCGCAGCCATAAACAACACATGGGCCTCGTCACAGTAAGTGTTCCAGAATCTCCAAGTCATGGCCTGTAGCGCGCCCCACGTGATGCACGTCAGTCCATTCACGTCGTACTCGGCAACCACGACGCTGTGACCGCCCCACGACCCCGGTACCGAGTCCGGATCTGTCCTCGGATTCCCCACCACGTCCCACACGCCGCCGATCTGCGCCTGTGCCGTCACCGGTAACTGCAATCCGATATCGACGATCATGAATTCCGCAATCGCCTGCTTGATGTGTGTGACGTTGGCGGGATTGGGATCGGCGTATGCAACGAGACGGTGACGGTGATGATGTGTCGGGCCAGGGTGGCCGATACCGTGCTGACGCGCCCAGTCCAGAACATTGGTGATGATGCCACCATTGTCGGTGAACGGATTACCGGGGACGTAGCCGCAGGACTTCTCGTACATGTTCTCGATCACGTCGTCGGTGACAGTGATCTCGGTACCGATCTCGGGCGGTGGCGCGTCGTTCAATGACGCTACTTGTTCCGCGTGACCGACAGCCGCGCATGTGCAGTCACCAAGCACGTCGTTCAACATCATCCCGAACTGCGTCTGGCCTTGGTAGAAGTTGGCGCTTGGCGGTGGCGTACCCAAGGGGATGAAATCGGCCAGCGCGAATCGACGGTGATCAGGGATATGCGGGCCTTTGCCGAGACGGATGCGGTTGACGATGTCGGCGGCAGACAACGTGGACAAGCTGGTGTGGAGAGTGGATGTCAGCATGAGAAGGAATTCCTTTCGTCTACCTAGAAATCTTTGGTTTTAAGTTTCGTTATCAGCCGATGGCCTTTTTTGTCAAATAACGTTTCTAGTGGTCGTCCAACCAAGCCCTCGGCGTCCTTGCCGATATTGACAGCACACTTCGACTTGAAGCCCTTGCGGACAAACTCAGTGGCATCTTCAAGAGTCATTTCGCCAAAGGACGGCACGACATCAAGGCCCAACCTCGCCGCCACGTCGCACACGTTTTCGTAGCTCAGCCACCACTTGCCGCCGATCAGCACATCGAAGACGATGATCTTCTTGACCGGAGAGTAATCACCGCCGCCCTTCTGGATGCCCGCGCCATAGCCCTCGCCGTAAACCACGACATCGGCAGGAACTCCGTCTTCATCCGGAAACACGGATCGGAGTTTGTCGGCAGTGACGTTCTCGTACAACCACTTGATGAGATCAGCGTGAATCTGTGCGTTGTCGGTCTTGCCGCCGAAAACAATCTTGCTGTCATGCCAGATGCAGCGGATGTTGGTACCGTCAACCTTCTCAGTCCAGTGCCAAGTCTTGAGCAAGCCGTAAGTCCTGTTTTTCAACTCGCCCACGCGAACCTTGAAGGTATCTAGATCGCGCTCGTACAAAGTTTCAATCTTGCCATATTCCATAACTATCCTCGGGGCTACCTCTTGGATGGAGTTACTGGTTTCTCGTCCTGAAACACAATCGGGTTCTGGTTGATGTCGCACCGTACCGTCGCAGGCCATTTGTTGTCGGTCTTGATTTTGTTGCACAACGCAACCAGCGCATTCACCGAGGACTCGAAATTCGCCTTTGTCGTCGGGATTGCGGCTTGTGCCGCTTGGTAAGCCTGGTTGGCGTTGATGGCACGGAGCTGAGCGTTTTCCAGTTGCAGAGACTGGAGTTCGTTGGGTTTATACGGTGATGGTACCGGAACAGGCGCGGGAGCCGGCGCCGGTGCACTCGCCGCAGGTGCCGGACTCGGCGCATTTGGCTTCGGCGCGTCTTGCGCTTCTGCTCTCGCCCAGATCGCGCACCCGATGCAGATCACGATCAGAACCACAAGTGTACGCAGAAACGCGCGATCGTGTTCCGCTTGTGTCGTGTGATGCCGGTACCGCGTTGACAGGTAATTTCTGGTATTCATGCCGCTTGTTGTCCTTTCTTCTTGATTCGATTGTACCGCCGCGCCCGAATCAGCGAACACTGCCTGCACTCGCGGAACCCATCCGAGCGCAGGTATAGGTTCTTGCCGACTAATCGGTGGCCGCGTCTGCACTTCGTTTTCTTTTTTCTGAAATCCATGTTTCGGGAGTCCTGCCCTAATCCGTAATAACTTTTACTACCGGCGAGTTCTCTTGTCAAGCAAATTCGTAAAATAGGCACTTGACATCCCGCCAACCGGGTATAAACTGTAGCCTGCCGAGATTGTAACGCTAAGTTTCTGCCCTAATCTGCCGGAGCCCTGAATGTCACCGAAAGCACCGAAGTCCTCGAACCGACGTAAAGCCAATTCCAAACAACCTGCACCGAAGCCCCCCGATAACGAGTCCTTCACCGAACCTGCCGATTTCATCGTTGACCGTCTATTCCGCCGTGGAGCTATTTCCCTGATCGGTGGCCCCACATACGTGGGCAAGACCACATTGCTGTTTCAGATCATCCGGGATTGGATGGCCGGACGGCCGGTTTTCGGCCACGAGTCACATCCAGCCTCATGTTGCTATATGTCCACCATACATACAGCGCAACATGCCAAGGATGTGATGAACCGCGTAGGGGCCGAGGTAGAAGTACTGTCAACCACGAGCAGCGTCTCGCCGAGAACATTTGAAAGCATCTGCCAAGAAGCCATTCACGCGGTACCCAAGCTCAACGTACTTTTCCTTGACGGCATCCAACCCATTTGCACCAAAAACCAGAACGATCCCAGCGCGGTCGCTGATACTATTTCCGAAATCAATCGCGCACTGTTCCAATATAACCTGACGCTCGTGGCTAGTGGTTGTTCCTCCAAGCCCAAGGATCACTATGCGTCTAGCCGTGACCGATTCGCCGGAGCCTACTCGTGGCTTCAGGGTAGCTCGACGTTTGTATCCATCGATTACGTCAACCCCGACAACCCGTCCGACGCCCGTCGCACGATCACAATCCAGTCCAAAAGCGGCCTCGCCGATCGTCTGCATTACAAGTTCTCTACTCAAGGCATCTTGATACCCGTGCTTAATGGATCGACTGACCCGCTGCTGCGCTTCGAGGATTTTGACGCTGTCCTGTTTTCCAATGAGCCTGGCGCCGTTCTGACCACCCAAGACATCGTTGACGTTGGGGAAGTGCTAGGCTTGTCCAGATCCACCGTAAATCGCCGGCTTATCGATTTAATCGATGCCGGTCTAGTGTCGAAAGCCAAGTGGGGATCGTATCGAATCGGGAGGGTACAGTAAAAATGGCCAGCAATCGGTTCAAGCAAATCGCCAAAGAAATGATCAAGCGCTCTATGGGAGGTTCCGTGGCTTTGCGCCTACAGGCCATCGAGCATTTGGGCGCGAAATGCCGCAACTGCGGCACGGTTGACCCTCGCGTGTTGCAGATTGATCATATCGACGGCGGCGGAACCAAACGCAGGCGCGAGGGAGTCACCCCTACAAGCGAGTATCGGCGCATTCTGGATTCGTCGGAAGGGTGGAACGATGAATTTCAAGTGCTGTGCGCCAACTGCAACTGGATCAAACGCTACGAGCTGTACGAGCATCGATCAGGACAAAAAACACACGACTTTGACGCGGAACAGAAATGGAAGACCGCCCCATACAGTCCGAGTCACGAGATATACGACCCAGAGGTTCATGGGGAGTTTTGCCCAGACGAATGGAACGAGGATGAGTACGACGAGCACGGTAATCTGGTGGAGTAAATCCGCGTCCGAGGGCTTAAGGTTCTATGGGGTAAAGACTAAGAATACATCCGCTTTTTGAAACAAAAACCCATAAGTTTAAGATAACAAACCCACCTACATCTCTGTTCGAACTTTGTTCAGATTGTGTCTGGTTCAATATCCGCTAGTGCTTGATACAACCGTATGACACAACCAATAAACGTCTTTGTTTACATAAACCTGAGCCCGGTTTGTGTCAATGTTCGCGGGCTCAGGCAAAGTCTTCAAGCCTACGCCAATCAGTGTTTCTTGCTTTTTCCTTTTTTGACAACCTTTTTCACCGTCTTCGGTCGCGGTTTCAGCCTTGACGGTTTCGGGCCTTTTGCGGAGCGGGCTTGGGCTTTCGACTTCTTAGCCTGCTTACGTTTCCCCGATGTCGGCGGGCTATCCGCGCCCCGATACCCCGGCAGCGGTTGGTGATCTTCGGGTACGGTTGCGGGCGTCGGCACCGGGGCGTTCTCGTCAATGACCGGCTCCGGCTCCAATTCCGCCAAAGCCTCGTCCTCGTCGTCGGCGTTCCCGATAATCGGCACGGGCTCGTCATAAGTATCGTCGCGCGGCTCGTCCGAGAAGAACTCGGCGTCGTCATCGTCATCGCCGCCGCCATACTCACCGGCCCGCAGCTTGTTGATGTCATCCTGGCGTTCGGCCGCCAGGTAATGTTGTTCGCGTTTGTACTCGTCGTTGTCAAACATATTCAGTGTTCTCCTTTTTGGATTTGGCTTTCCTTACTACCAATCCGTGTCGCGCGCCCTTTCTGGTATGAAATCAACTCGGTGTCCGAGCTTGATCAGCAACCCGGCTACATCGGACGCCACTCCGGCATTGCCGATCTGGTGAAACTTGTACCATTGACCGTTCTTGTCCTTTCGGTAAAAACGGCCACTGTAATCGTCGAATCGGAACTGCACGTCGTACTCGTTCTCGTTCGCCATTGTCGGCCTCACTTCTTTTGCGAACACGGATCGTTCGCGTCTCGGTGGACGTGATGGACGCGCTTGACCGGTTTAGGGCACGATACTGCTGGTGCCTGTGCCGGGACCGTTTCCGCAATCACCGGAGCTGGCACGTTAACCGTCACCGCGGGCGCCGGCACGATAATCTGTGGTGGTGCCTGCGGGGCCACAGCGGGGCTAGGCTGCACCGGTTCCGGTTTCGGCGGCTCGTACACCCTCATACAGTCTTCCAGCGTCACCCCAGCCTTCCGGAGCGCTTTATGGCTGACCATGACTTTGCAGTACGCTAAATCGCTCCCATGTAACGCCAGCGACCGTGCAGCCTCCAGAATTACGCAGTTCTCGTCAACCTTGCCGCCGCCGATGCTCAGACCGATACTGCCCTGAAACCCTGCCCCGTAACTTTTGAAGCAAGGCACTGTGGGTAACGCTGTTGGAGCGTAAGCCGTGCTTGCCGGACCGGCAGCCACGTTGTTCGTCGTGTTGTTGGAGTTGGACGCGTCACCACCAGCCGCGCTAGACGAGCTGGAGCTGGTTGCACTGGAGCTGGAGCTAGACGATGACGTGTTCGTATTGTTGTTCGTGTTCGTGTTCTTGATCTTCACGCCACCGCCGTCCTTGTCCACGATACATTCCCACGTTCCCTGCTTGTCTTTATAAATCTTGCCCGGACCTTTGGTACCCGGTGGCACCTCGACCCAGTTTCCTGCACACTTCGGCCACGCGTACGCGGCACCGGCAAGCATGGTCATGACCACGACACCACTCACCCAAGCCACAAACAGTTTTGCGATTGCGTGCAACACTTTCTTGAACGTCATACTCGTTGTCTCGTTTCTGGAGCGCCACGCTCCGGTTGGTGATGCGTTGATGTTGATCTGCGATTTACGCGTTACGTGTATCTCCTCCCTTTCTCTCGTCCTACGTGCCACTTCTGGCAATACGGGCATCGGTAAGCACCCGCACGACCAATCTGTAATGGCTTCCGATTCAACCTGTCCACCTCGGCTTGACACTGCTCGATCGTGTCGTACCGGAACTTCCTGAGACACATCCAGTCGCGTTGAGTGTAGCCAGCCATAGCAGTGCTCTGTAGTCCTAACTCCCCCTATCGTGCACAGCTTACTCAGCCGCTTCGCGGCTTCGACGCTGATGCACTTCCCCCTGACCGCTAACCAGTCCTGTGCTTATCAATCTCCTCCAGTAATCGTTTCATCCCGCTCTGGAGTCCCTCTCGTCTACTTTCGCATCCACAGTTCCACTTGTTCTGCCCGACTGTCGTCAGCCAGATCTATAAATTGCTCCCTGCGTTCTTTAGGCGCAAGATCGGAATCGCCATTGAACAGCCACTCGTGGCTGTCTATTACGGTGCCGTTGTGGGCCTTTATCCGATAGTAGAAAGCGGGATTGTATAGCCAATGCGAGCAAGAGTTACTCGCATAGAATTGGAGTCGATCACCATCCATGTAGGATGAATCGACCTTTAAGCACGGCCCGTCGTGTGCCAGTAGTCCAATGCTCGATTTAGGTAACACGCTGATCCCAACACTTTGCATGGTTCTTCTCTCCATGCGTAACTCCCGCGTGAGATCAATCCAACCGAATCCGGCAATGATCCAAAGAACTGCCGCTCCCCCAAAGGCGGCGGGTATCAGGGACAGCATGAGCCTGCCCCAGTTTCGCCATCCAGCGGATTCACCGTTCTCGTTACTGATTCTCCACATTTTAGTTTCTCCTTGTTTGAAAAATGAAATTTAACCTGCCTCGGAATTCAAAACAGACTCGGTTGTTCCCAGTCCTGTTTCGCTGCTCGCGCCTGTCGCCACTCTTTCACCAGCAATCGCCACGCGTCCGGCACAACACGCGACCGCTGTCTACACTGGCCGCATTCCGCTAACCACATCCGGCCTAACCGTTCCCGTATCCTATCCGCGCGCGACAACGACACAATCCGGAGCCGACCGCCTCATGACATACACTGATCCACGGCATTCATATCAATCCTTTCCCCGTTTGCGTTCAACCGTAACAATCGTATCGTTATGCGCCCCGCCGTGCGTCACGAGCAGGATTTCCAGCATCTCGTACCCTCGTGTTTTGCCGAACCCTAGAGAGTTCCAACCACAGCAGATCGCGATTCCTTTTGGCTTCAGGCTTTGATCGAGACCATCTTTTACAACTTTGTACAGTCTCGCGTTCTGTGTTTCCTTCGTCGAACACGGTCTACCGACTTGCTGGTAGACTTCTGAAATCTGGCGCGGCGAATACGGCGGGTCAAACAGAACCACATCCGAAGTGTCTGGCGTCAACGTCCTTACGAAGTCTTCCGCGAGTAGATGAAAAGTCGCCCTCGTGTTCGGATTTAGATCGTTCGTCACCGTACCGCGTTTGCTGTTTCGCGCAAAAGGATCAATGATGACCTGGTCGGCTTTCAAGCAACGATCAAGCAGTTCCGCGATAGGCTTGATGCTGAACGTATCGGGATTTGGCATCGCGAATACTCGGTTGAATTTCACTTAGCATTCTCCGTGCGGCATCGTCAGCCACAGTAACCTTTGCGCGTACCCTACGGTGACTGCGCCACTCACCACCATGGCCATGACGCATTCCTGCGCGTGGTGCCAGTCGCCCTGAACCTCGTCCATGATGACCATGGCGTGTTGGCGCGCATCCGGCTGCCATTCGGGTTTGTCGGGCCAATGCAATCTCGACATCGACATCATAACCATTCCCCCTTCCCCACATCGATCAGTTTTATTTCCGTCCCCTTGTACGCCGCCCTGTCTCGCTTTAGTATCGCGGCTCCCGTGAACACCAGACGCGCAATCGTCCACACCTTGTCCGTGATGTCCTTGACCAGACAATCCGTGGCCTCGTAGCTCATACCGAAATCCTCGGCACTGGCACACAGCCTGTCTACGACTTCGGGGAAATCCAGCGCATACAGGTAACCGTCAATCTCCACGCGGTTGTCCACGATCCTGGCATCGGTAATCACCCCAACCTTGTGCCGCTGATTGTGGCATTCCAGATCGGCACCGGTATTCACGCCCATGCCGACCAGCGTTGACAACGAACGTTCTACGGCGTCACGGGTAACGATTACTTTCCGGCCACGCGCGCCCGCTGGGGATTTATGCGACACCTTGCCGATAAAGAACAGAGTGCCAGTAAACGGCTTGCGGTTCGGGTGGGGATCGGTAATCATGATTGCGCCGCCTCGGTCTTGTCCGGTTCCGTTACCGGTTCACTCAGCAACCAGACAATCAAGCGGCCTAAGCTGACTCCGTCCAGCCCGTTGCTGTCAGCTCTCCGGTTGTCCTGGCTCGTGCTTGTCGCTTTCCTAATCCCCATCTCGACACGGTGTAATGTGCTCACCGACACCCCTGACTCTTCACTGACCTGTCTGAGCGTGACTCCACTGCCCTTGCGCCATTCCCTCAACACCATCGCCAGCCTGATGCTCATGCCGCCCTCCCTACCCCCAGAAATTTATAAGCCTCGCCCGGCGCGCCCGGTTCCCGTCTTCCAGTAGAAACCGAATTGCGCGCCACTCCATGACGGCTCGAATGTGTACCAGTCTCTCTCCGGTATCGCCGCCGGTATCCGTGAACAGCTCCCAGCCTGCGGGCTCGCTATCGGCGGTTTCGTTGCCGACTTTGTACACGTTTGTGACCACGTAACGAACGATCATGACATCACCCCAGTCTCTCTACTGCCGCGATACACTTGCGGCAGTGTTTAATGCTTTCGCGTACTTCTTTTCTCGCCAGCTTGCCGGTTGCGCGCTGCGCTTCCAGCATTTCGTGCAGCGATCCCCAGACATGTTTACGGCAGCAATGCAACTCCGCTAGACCGCGCCCCGCAGTCGCGCACTCGGCATGTCCTGACCGGTTCATACAACGTTCACCACATCGTGGACAACGTTCCGTGCACGGTGGTGAGTCCGACCCTATAACGGCCATTACTTGACCACCACTTTCGTGTGCTCGAATTCTGCCGACATCTCGCGCAACACGACATACAACTCGTGGCCTAACGTCATGCCGTGTTTACGCTTTCTAACATCTACCGGCCTGCTGCCTAACCAGTACGATGCTATCTCGCACAGCTTGCACAAGAGCTGCACTTCACGGTTTGCCAGTGTACGCGTCACGATCAACAGTTTCTTGTTTGCCGTTGAACAGAACCGGAATTCGTTCCGCATCCCGTACAGCATCCCGCCCCGCTCGCTCAGAGACCGGCACACGCCGTCGTAATGGCGTTCCGACAACTCGAACAGTATCCGCAGATCGGCGCGCGTGAATTCGATTTCGGCTTTCGGCTCGAATACAACCTGAGTGAGTTTCATTTAGCGCGCCCTCTTTCGTAACGCTTTCAGCAGCGCCAGCGCGTCCTGTCTCGTCTTGAACTGGATCACGATCCAATCCAGACCTTGCCGGACCTTGACCACCGTCTGCCCGCTCACGTTCGTGTGTGTGGTGACCGTCATCACGGCTCCAGTACATTTCCGCACATCTCGCAGACCGCTTGGTCAACGATGTCAACGGCGTCCACTTCCCCCGGCTCCGTTTTCTCGCCTTCGTCTTGAGGAATCGGCTTATAGCCGGCGCGACACTCGATAGAACAGAACGGCCTAATACCCATGGCCTCGCCGTCGTCGTCCAGAATAAACAGGACGGGAAACGGATCAGGCTCAGGCGGAAACAGCCTCGCATACGTCCCGGCCCCGTACGCGTCGTCCACGTCTGCGGGATTGTCTTCCCGGCACACGCCGATAGCAATCCCTAGTGTCTTAGCGATCTCCGGCACGTCGTTACCGTTCATCGCCGTTTGCAGTTTCTTCAAGTCCGTCACAATTTCACCTCGCCTAAGTTGATTTGCTCACACAGCTCGTCAATGTCCATACTCCCAAGCGGCTCCGGCACCACCAATTGCTCAATCGTCTGCCCGTCGTCGTCTAGCGTTTCCTCGCCCAGCGCGAAGTAATCCGGCCATGCCGCTTGGATTGTTGCCGAATCGCAATCCTCGTACTCGCGCTGAAACATCCTCAGCGCCGCTAGTATGGTCGCGATGTCACTACTGTCTAGTTTTCGCTTTTTGGGAGTCTCAGCCATACGCCGCTTTCTTGCCGCCGCCCGCATGGCCTTCACCGACTTGGCGCAATCCACCAAGCCGCTTTTTGGATCAATCATCCCGCTTTTGTCCGTCATTGCCTGAACCCTTTCGTGAACTTTTTCAAACTCGCGCCACCTGCGGCGCGCTCTTACCGATTTGCGCTCGCGGTCTCTCACGCTACTGCCGTAGACGCCACCAGTATCAATTCATCGGCTTTCGTTTTCATTTCCGTCGCCGTCGGAATCTCTTCCGCATCGCTCAACCATTCCGCGAACGGCAACACGGCGTCCAGATACTCGAAACTGATTTCCGGTTTCGTGCCATGTTCCCGCGCGCAACTCCAACAGTTCCGGCGTCATGACCACACCATCAGTCTGCCCGTCCCCGAGTACGTACCGGGCTTGCTCAAATCCGTGCGCTGTCCCGGACTGAGCGTTATCATTTCCCGCGCCACGTCCAGCGCCATGTGCATGTACGGTGCCTGCTCCACGAACGTCTGCTCGCCGCCGCCATATCGGTCTTCAAACTCTTTCATGACCTTGACCGTCCAGCTCGTGCCGTCCGCGTTCCGATTGCACTCGATTTTGATAATTCTGTTCTGCTCAGCCATCACCGCACCTCGATTTGAATTTTGTTCAGTCTTGCCCGTACCCGTTTACCGTCTCCGTCGCCACCATTCCACAACGCCAACCGCCAGAAACCAGACCGTACCAGCGATTAACGCTACCAGTCCCCACTTCATCGGCCCAAGCCACCCGTCGGTATCCGCCCGCCACAACACGGTTACCGTGTCGCTCAGATCCCGCCATGCGGTCGTGACCAGCGCTCGCTTGAACCAAGCACCAATCACGACCGCCCACATGACGCCACTGACCGCTAACGCCACTCCCATACTCGCTAGCGGTCTCTGCCCTAACCAGTCCAGAGCACGGTCCCGCCACGGCTCGCGATACTCCCGGACGCCCATGATTCGCCTCACGTCTTCCACGTCTAAGCACATGACGATTCCCCCTCCCCTTTCTCGATTCGTTCTCGTTTGCGCCGGGCTCTAACCGGGTACTCTGGTTGGTTCTCGCGGTACTCCTTGAGCGACCGCCGTGCGTCCTTCCAAGTTTCTTCGGCGTTCACCGCTTCCCACAATCCGCAAATGAATTGCTCAATGTCCCAATAGTCGCGCGTTTTCCGTTGGTATTTCATGGTGTCCTTTCGTCTACAGCCAAGCGTGCTTGATTGCGTTCCCGTCATCGTACAGCGCGTAGCTGAGCGAGTTAACCACGTGGAACCCCATGTCCATTCCACATCCGTCAACCTTCAGGCCAAGCGACTTGCGCCAATAGTCGATAGGCTGAGGCGAGTCGATTGCGTGCCCTACGTAACCGGTAATCCAAACCGGCTCGGCATACAGGCCAGTGTTGTGCCCAGCGGTGCATAGGCCACCTTTCGGAACGATGGCATAGCAGTCGATTCCGCGCGTCATGCCGCTTCGGCTCACGTGCTTCAAGATCGTGTAAACCGTGTCGCCTTTGGGGATCAACTTGCGAAGATACAGGATCGCCTCAGCGCGCTTGCCGTCCTTCGATTCGGGACTCGGCCCCCATCCGCATGTTTCGCAAACGATGTGCTTGTATGGCTGTGGGTGCTCTCCGCATCTCTCCACCCAGCTATGCCGCTTCCACGGCGTTTGTTTGTCGCAACGTTCAACGGACTGCGTTACCGCGTCGCTCGTTTTCATTGTCGTTTACCTTTCGTCTTGAGATTCGGCGCTACTTTGCCGTTACTGCCTTTCTGTGTTTCCGCCGCGTCTCGTTCATGCTGTAGACAGAAACTATGCCCGATATCGACCGCGCGCCCACACACTTGCGGAGAATTGATTGTCCCGGTTTCCGTTTGCCAGTCACAACGTAATGACCGATTCATTTCGTTCGCTCCTCGAAGTACCACGGACAAAGTTTTACCAGTTCCTTTAACGTCATCCGGCCTAACCGCTCGCAAGCGCTCAGCGCCTCATTCCGGCTGTAATACTCTTGCGCGCAGTCCTCCGGTGTTGTGCCGTCCGGATTTGGCCACGCGAAAAACTCCCCGCGCTGACCGATTGGCCCTGTAGGCAATCCGGTATAGGTTCCCGCAAACCATAAATCGTCTTCGGGATCGTAGATCGGTTCAATTAGCGCCATGTCGAATCGTCCTCTGTGACGGGCGAGTAGTGGCCGTTACTCCGACCGTTCCGCGCCCGTCCCACAGCCGATTACAGGCCGTGATTACCGTGCATACGAATCACCTCGCTTTCTAGACCTCGCCTTCGTCCTCGCCATCTTCAATCGCTTCCGCCATTTCCTCCTTTTCCCGTTCCGCTTGATACTCCGCTTCATCCTCGCGGCATTGTTCCGCCGTTGACTCCGCTAACCCATCCGCGCACCTCGTGGCTTCCACTTCATCGTCGTAAACGTCGTACTCAATCCCGCTTGCCATACCTTCGCCCATGCTCCAACCCGCGAGAAACCCCTTCCCACTTGGCAGTCTCATCACTATCCCGCGAATCTTTTCCGCATCTCCATACTCATCGCTGTACCATCCGCGATGCTGAATCCGCGCGCCTTCGATCTCATCCGCCCATGTCCAGCGTAGTTGCGGCATGAAATCCGAATCCAAGTAGAAACTCATTCCCTTGGGATTGTTGGCAGGTTTCGTCCGGTAGTACGGACCACATACACGTTTACCGTGAGTTTGCTTGAATTCGGCTAGCCGTTTGCTGAGCGGACCTCGCGGCAGGATGGCAATGATTTGTGGGAAGCTAAAACCGGCATACGTTCCTTGATATTCGGATTCCATTTCGCACCTCGCTGAGATTGTTGATACTCTTCTACTCCCGTTCCAATTTCCTGTCAACAATAATCGTATACAGCGCCGAACTATTTCGCGCTATCCCGTAACCAGACACACGTTTCCGTTTTCGTCCGCGCCGAAATGCTCCCTGGCGAACGCGATTGCATCGGCTTTGGTTTTGAACAGTCCCACGTTCTTATATGCGCCATCGGGATTCCCGATACAATCCGCCGTGGGAATGTCTACATAGTAATTCGACTCTTCGCCCGTCCTGCCGATCTTCGTGACTACCGGAATCCCGCATTCCTCGCAGAGCGTGCCATCCAAGTATTCGGAGTTTTCTCCCGACTCTACGGTTTGGTCTGTTTCATACACTCGCCTACATCGGTCTGAGCAAAACCAGAGCGTAGCAACGGCTTCGAGTTTGCCATCCACGCCGATTGGTTCCATTTCGTACAAGCACGGTACAGAATTGTCATGCGTCATAACTAGTGACCTCCCGACTACGGCCATTGCCATTGCCGATTCCCCTTGACTATGGCTGTACTCTCACAGAACACTAGCGGTTAGCGTGCGTCATGCCCAGCACAGCACGCGGGATTGTCGCAACAATCCTCACACTTGATTCCGTGCTGCCCGTCTTGACTTGGCATCATGGCCCGGACGGCCACGTCTACAATCGTTTCCTTTGGCGCGTGTCTCTTCCGCCATGCCTCTGTGCGCGCTTTGCCTACCAAGTTCCTCAGATTCCTTGCGTAATCGGTTCCCGCGTGTCTCAGCTCCCGTTCTTGTTCTTCGAGATAATGCACTCTGTGCATTGCGCGCGCGCCGTCCTTCGTGGTCTCGCTGAACATAACCAGTCCGCCATGCGCCCTATCCGCGCCGATTAGCCGCGCTTTGGTTGTCTGGCCGTCCAACGTGAACTGTCCTACCAGTACCGCGTTACCGCCCATGACCGCGCCTAACGCCTCATGCACGCGGTCTAGTTCGGCCTGTAGTCTGGCATTCGATTTCGCTAATTCTTGCTTGGATTGTTGCCGCATATGCCAATTCTCCTATCGTTGCGTCTATCGCTTTGTGCTATAACTTTCCCGTTCTCGACTAGTCCGAATTGTCCCAGCACTAGGTCAAACTGTCCTAGTACACATTGTCCTAGTGCTAGGTCAAATTGACCTAGTAGCGCGCCGAAACCCTTGCCTGTAGCGGAGTTTCACGCGACATAGATCATGCCGTCATCGCCGATATACAGGTCACATTCGCCGAAACTCTTGCTCGCTTTGGTCAACGATTCCCCGATATCCTTCGGATAATCGCCATCCCAGAATCCCGCGCCGTGACCATTGCGAGTCAACCAGAAGTCATGCGCGATGTGACCAATCGATTGGTACTTTTGCGCTTCGATAATGAGAGCGGCATTCGCGGCGCGAAACGCGTCACAGTCTGATTTGAACAAGTCAATACAAGACTGAGACAGTTCCCTGTCGGAGTTAGCGCCGCTATCCAACGGTGTGCCGTTATCGTCAGTACTAGACCATAGCGCGCATTCGTAGTACGCCGATGTGAATACATCCATGCCGAGATAGTTCAGTGTTTGCGTCATTGTATGTACACTCCTATGCGATGTGACGTGATGTGATGTGATGTTAACTATAGTTAACTAGTTTGGACTAGACTGTACCGAAGCACGCGCTAGTCGGGAAACCTGCCATCCACGTAAACAGACTCCTCGCGGAATCTTTCTAGCGCGATCATTCCATCTTCCGTGATATGGCAGGCATACTCCCGAATCATGTTCGGGATTGATTTCGTCAGACCCTTGCGCGCGAATGATCGCAAGATAGCGCAATCGCCAGAGCCAGAGATGTAAACGTTGCGCCCTAACGTCTCAGACCAATTGTTGCAAGTGTCCAATGGCGGATACCAGTACCGACTAAGGCTAGAACCGGGACGCGTGTCACCTTCCCACTTTGTGTGATCGTCAATCACGGTCAGAATCTCGTATGCCCGTTGACTCAGTTGCTTCGCCATGTGCTGTACTCCCTGTACTGTCCTATCTATACTCCCGTATACATTTGTTGTCAACAACAAAATGCGTCCCGATCAATAATAGTTGTTGTCAATGGGAATTGGTACGCACACTCGTACATGGCCGTCGGTAATCTTGCTCAGCTCAGCGCTACACGCGACACTGCCAGGTATGACAATACATAATGTTGTGCCGCTAACCGTTCCCGCAGAACCGCGCGCCGTACCAGTACGGCGGTATGTAGACTCGAATCCAATCGCATGGCTAACCGATCTAGCAGACTGGTACCTGAGTACAGAGGATGACACGGAGCGCGCACGGCGGTAAGCGGTGACCGCTCTAGTCTGTTCTGGTCTGGTATCAGCTCAGCTCATGCCAGCGGCCGGCCGCGATGACCGCTATACCATGCCGCGCTAACCGTGTCTCGTTCCCGCCCTGCCCGCGCCAAGGGGGTGGGGACCATCCCGACGGTACCCGGTGGAAATTGCTAGATTCTCCGATATTCCAAACAAATTGGCCGAATTCAGCCAAAATTCATTTTTGAAATTTTTTTCTTGACACGATACCCCACATCGTCTAATCTGTCTTCGCAGTACGGATTTCAAATTTGAAACTATAATGTCTCCGGAATACCTGACTTCCGACCAGATCGCGTCTTCGCTGAAATCGCGCAAGGGACGGAAGTCCGTCGAACAGTTTCGGCTGGAGATTGAGGCGAGGACTGGGATGCGGCTGTCGTATTCGCATCTGGTCAACATGATGCGCTGGGACAGCCGGACGAAGCGCGGTCGGCCGCCGAACGAGGTGGTGTTGAAGTATATGGGGGCGACGGCCAAGGTGTACCAGATTGACGGTACAGGCGCAAAGAAAAACAAGAAGTAAAAAGGGAGATTGATCTCTAATGTCATCATCGAACATCGCTCGCGCTTTGCGTGCCCGCCATCCGCTAGAGGAGTTGCGGATTCGACAAGTCGCATATCAGTCCGCCGCGTGGCCGCTATCGTGTGTCGAAGTCGAACGGTTGTGGGAGACGTTTAGCGCGGACAGGCACGCGGGCGACAGGTGGATGCCGGTGAACGACGCCAGTCTTGAGGACTTCGGAAACTGGTTGACGGGCGCTAAATGAAAAAGAAACGAAACAGGGCATACGGAAAGCGCGACATCACAGGACAAAGATTCGGCATGCTAACTGCTTGCTGGCCTGTGGGCAGAGTACAGTACAAAAATGCTACGCCGAAAATACAGTGGCTATGCTGCTGCGACTGCGGAAACCTGATAATCGTTACTCAGTGCAATCTGGGGTGGTCTGCCAATGCCTGCGGATGCACGAGAGGTCTGGGTATCCTAAAACACGGACACTCCATTGGGGGCATCCGGTCAACTGAGCACAGCTCTTGGCACAACATGTTGGATAGATGCGAAAACCCGAACAACGTAAACTATCGACACTATGGGGGGCGAGGTATAAAAGTTTGCGAACGCTGGCACACGTTCGAGAATTTCCTTGCGGACATGGGGCGTAAACCCAAAGGTCTAACGTTGGACAGACACCCGGACAATGACGGTGACTATGAGCCCGGCAATTGTCGGTGGGCTTCCCGTGAGCAACAGTGTCACAACACTCGTAGGAGTTTAGCTAAAAGGCTGAATCGAGAGCAGCTAAAAAAGATAAGAGAAATGGCGTTATCAGGGTGTTCCCACGACACTATAGCGTCCTTGTTCGCAGTCAGTAAAGCTAGCGTGTGGAATCTACTGAACCGTTACCATTATGAGGAGTTCATGGAATGACTGACTTGACTGGGCGCAAACCGATACTGTGTCTCGACTTCGATGGCGTGTGCCACTCGTATACGTCGGGATGGAAGGGCGCGGCGGTGATTCCAGACCCGCCGGTGCCCGGCTTGTTCGAGTTCTTGTCGAAAGCCTCCAACGAGTTCGAGATCAACATCTACTCCAGCCGCAGTAATCAGGAAGGTGGCATCAAGGCCATGGCAGATTGGTTCGAGCGCCATTTGCCTCCGGATGCCAAAAATATCATGCTACGTTTCCCGACCGAGAAGCCGCCCGCGTTTGTAGGCATCGACGACCGGGTAATCACGTTCATGGGCGAGTGGCCGTCGATCAACTATCTCAAGAATTTCAAGCCGTGGAACGCGAAAGAGGTCTGATATACACCGAGTGGGAATCTGTCCTGCACGACGCGAACCTCGGGATGCGCCGCGGCGAGAAAATCGGGTCGCACTGCATTCTATACGGCTTGACGTACTGTGAGTCCAGCACGCCGTTTCGGTACGAGTCCGACAGGCCGGCACCGAAACACGACGAAGCGACACGAGACCGGTGGCGGCGGGCGGCAAAGAGGTACCGGGAAAAGTTGAAACGAGCCGGGATCGGCTAGGAGCGGTCAGAATGAGGTACGTAATTAGCGCGTTTTCGGGATTGTCGTTTGGGGCCGCGATTATCTTTTGGAGCTGCGGACAAACGAATCCACCACTGACGTGCACGACGCCGCTGGCGATTACCGCTCCCGCCGTCGATGGTCAGTTCGTGTGGACGTATGCGAAGTCCGAGACCGTCGAGCAGCGTGCGACAGGGTGGCGGACGAGCCCGAGGGTATGCGTGTGCTCGGATCAGAAGACTGTGGAGGTATGCCAGTGACGGCAACCGTTAACTCTTCGTTCGCGTGGCCGAACACCGGAATCATTTGCGGCGTGTGCCATCACCAGATGGACTGCTCGGTATCCAAGAACACAGTGCCTGCCGAGTTCCGCGCCACGCACAGCAACCCGGAATGCCCGAATCGGGGAAAGCTGTATCGGGTGGGTAGGGAGATGGCGGTGACATTGTACGAAGTGTGCGAGGATTCGACCGATGCCCGGTAAGCTAAAATCCGAGACCGAACTCTCCGCCGAGTTTTATCGAGCTAACCAGCGCCGAATCGAATCGGCAGTTGAATCCGCTAGAGCCAATTACTGCGGATGGCGCGCGGTTGTTGCTGACAAGATGAAGGGCTATGACCCCGACGTGGGTGACGATGAGCGTGCTCGCTTGGAGGACATGAAAACTTTGATCGACGCGTGGGACTGGCTACACGCTACCTATCACCACTTCCAGAAATACCATGCTGCCGATCAGGACGCGTTTATGGGCGGCCAGTGCTATCTGGGCACGGCGTGTGTGGTGTGCGAGTTCACAAGATCGCAGCAGAGGGCCGTGGATGAATACGTGGCCGACCAAGATCCGATGGAGAACGATTGATATGGCTCAAGACAAACTCATACAGCTTCAAGAGCGTGTCGCCGATCATCTGGAATCGATATGCCGGATGTTTACGCAGCGGCCTAAAATCACGATCGTCATCCGTACGCCGTGGATTCAGGACGAGGGTGGCGACGGTGACGTAGTCATAACCGACGATGACTTCGATCTGGCGATCGCGGCGATTAACAGGTTGCGAGACAGGAAACCAGTAGGGGAGTAGACATGGCCTATCAAGCGTGTGACCGATGTCATCGCCGGTATAGCGATGAAATACACAGTACCCTGTGCCCTCACCGCGGCATCGGGTTCTGTGCCGTTTGCGATTGCGTGATATGTCTGTGCGATCGTGACACCGCTGGCGATTGGGAACGGTCGAATAGGTATCGGACGGAGACGACCGAGATTCGAGGTATCGAATGAGAGGCTCGAAGCGCAGGAGCCGCCCGATGCTGGCCTACGTCCGATCCGGTCAGTATGACCGTGACAGAGCAGCCGTTGGCCGTCAGCAGGATCACCAAATGGCCAAGATCGATAAGCGGCTGAGGGATCTTCTCAGATCCCCGAACCTGGCAGACAAGATCACTGCCATGCTGTTCGACGATTGGGATGCCAACGGAGGAGTGGCGACCATGGGCTGCGGATACCTTCCCGGTAAGGCTGAAATCAGACAGGCGAAACGTGCTCACCTGCTTTGCCGCGATGATGACAGTAAGTGGGAGTGGTGTGCGTTGATGGCCAATAAGATCGCGAAGTTTGTGGAGGCCACGGAGTCGTTATGAAATTCGAGTCCCGATATATCACGCTCATCCACTCCCGCGCCATGCGCTCATGGGAACTCAAGCTAGGTTGGTCCCGGCATCACTGGACTGTATACGCCATGTGGAACGTCCCCGTGACCGTGACCTCGCAACTGTCCCCCGTGTTCGTGTCGAAGTCCATGTTCCGCGCGCGCCACATCGTGCACCCCGGCGGCGGTGGCGCGACCCGTCTCGTGTGCGAGTCGTGTCAAGCCGAGTACCCGTACGTGGCAAATCCTGTACCGTGCTCGAATTGCGCCGTCATGAAGCAGTCGGGCGTCATGATTGCTATCGCGCACCGGACTCGGGAGTGGTTGTGGTCGGACTGGGGATGGTGTGTGAAACACAACGACCGTTACGTTGCCGATCCGAACCCGAATCCGGATCTCAAGGCGTATCCGACTCTTGTGGTCACCAAGTTCACGTCTAAGCATAAAGCGCTCGACAAAGCTGCGGAGCTGGAATCGGCGGAATGGAGACGCCATCCGGATGGGTACGTGGATGCGTACGGGGCGGATTACGGCTATTATGTATCGGTCGATCCCTATCCGCTCAAGCCCATCGTGGCCGTTCCCGTGCCCGACGCGATCATGTCGGGCGTCATGTCCTCGACACCCGGCATCGGCGCGAAACGCGGCATATTCGGCACTAAGCGTGAGCGTCTCCCATGAGTGAGCGCAAACTCCATATTGCACCTGGATTGTCGTTGCCGCTGTCCGCCGTCACCGAGACCTTCGCGGTGTTAGCCAAACGTGGCATGGGCAAGACCTATACTGCCGCTGTGATGGCCGAGGAGATGCTCAAGGTAGGAGCCCAGATTGTCGTCTGCGATCCTGTCGGTGTCTGGTGGGGTCTGCGTTCAGGTTCCGACGGCAAGTCCCCCGGACTGCCGATCATTGTCATGGGCGGCGAACACGGTGACATCCCTTTGGACGAGACCACAGGGGCAATCGTGGCCGAATTTATCGTGGACACCGGATCGTCGGTAGTGCTGGATCTTGGATTACTCCGCAAGGGTGCCATGATCCGGTTCATGACGGACTTCGCCGAGAAGCTTTACCACGCAAAAGCCCCCGAGGCGAAGCGGTCACCACTTCACATGTTTCTGGACGAGGCCGACGCCTTCGCTCCGCAAAAGCCACAACCCGACCAAGCCCGGTTACTCGGTGCCATGCAAGACCTCGTACGACGTGGCCGAGCCCGCGGTGTGGGTATCACCATGATTACTCAGCGGTCGGCAGTGTTGAACAAGGACGTGTTGACACAGGCGGAAGTGCTGGTGCCGTTACGTACAATCAGCCCGCAAGACCGAAAGGCCATCGAAGAGTGGATCGACATTCACGCCGACAAGTCCGAAGCGAATACGGTGCTTGATTCCCTGCCGTCGTTACCGAAAGGCACGGCGTGGTTCTGGAGTCCGGGATGGTTGGATATTTGCCAGAAGGTAAATGTACGGAAGAGGGAAACGTTTGACTCCAGCGCGACCCCGGAGTTTGGCAAGTCGTACAAGAACATCCAGCTCGCTCCCGTCGATCTGGATGCGCTGAAAACCAAAATGGCGGCTACGATCGAGAAAGCCAAGGCCGACGACCCGCGAGAACTGCGCGCCGAGATCGCACGTCTCAAACGCGAACTGTCAGCGGGTTTCGGCAAGCCGCGCGTCGAAGAGAAAATCAAGATTGTCGAGCGCCGGATCGAAGTCGTGCCCAAAGAAGTCAAGAAAGAATTCGACCGGTTGCAGGAGAAATTGCGGCTGGTGCAGGGGCACGTCGAGTTGTTGACACAAGCTATGGGGCGGTTACCGGACACCGCTGCGGAGCATCGTGCCAGCACGCCGATTACCGTCAGCCACGTTACTCGATCCATCTACCCCCCATCGGTCATGAAGCATATCGCACCGAATTGTGATGGAGCGGGAAAACTCCGTGCCGGTGCCGAGCGCATGTTATCGGCTCTCGTACAGTGGTCGCCGGAAGGGATGGCTATCGGTCAAATGCGGTCTCACGCCGGGATGAAGAAGTCCGGCACGTTCACGACATACATGTCGGATTTACGCAAAGGCGTTTACATCGACGAGCGCGACGGCAAGGTATACGCGACCGAGGAAGGACTAAAGTATTTCGGTGGCAACGTACCATCCGCGCCGACCACGACCGAAGAAGTGTTGTCCATATGGGAGCCGAAGCTCCGGGACGGCGCACGCCGTATCCTGCGTGTCCTCGTCGATGCCGGTGGCGACCCCGTATCCATGGAAGACTTGACGGCAAAGGCGAACCTAGCAAAATCTGGGACGTTCACGACTTACCTTAGCGATTTGCGGACGGCGCGATTGATTACCACAGAACGCGGGCAGGCGTCCGCCAATCGGGAAACGTTATTTTTGTAAACGGATACTGATTTTTCTGGTTATCCACAGCCTGCTCGTGTTAGGAATTGTATACAGATCACTATGGCTTACTTTCTCCCCGACGGATATGTAGAGCGACTCGACGCTCCCCAGACCTACGACATCGGCGGCGACGACACCTGGCAGCGGGAAGTGTACGAGACGGCGTTGAAATTATCCGAAGCCCTCGACCTGACGACCGTGCTCGACTTTGGCTGCGGCTCCGGATTCAAGCTGATGAAGTATTTTGGGATAAACCCGAAGTACACTACGATTGGGGTGGATCTGGCTCCTGCTGTCGAGATACTGAAACGCCTTTACCCGAACGGCTGGTGGAGTACGGCTGAAAACCTGAACTGCCTGCCACCAGGTCTACTAATCTGTTCCGACGTAATCGAGCACGTGAACGATCCCGGTCAACTGTGTTCCTTGTTCAAGTATATCGGGCCTCGGTGGCTAGTCATTAGCACACCCGACCGGGAGTTGATGGCGAGACACCCAAAGTGGACGAACCGCATGGGGCCGCCGGGGAACCAGTGCCACGTCCGTGAGTGGTCGTTCGGAGAGTTTCGTCAGTTCATGGATATCCATTTCGACGTGGTTCGGCATTTTCACTCAAACCTCGATCAGTGCACACAATGCTGCATCTGTAGACTAAAGACTCCATAAAGGCTGGCACGGTCATGATAGCGTTCTGCACAACGGCAAAGGGGCGAACCGGGCACATCACGCAAACTCTGGCCCGCAATCTGGCCGACAACGCCACATACCCGGATTGCAAATTCATCGTACTCGGGTACGCGAACACCGGCCCGAATTGCGACAGCGACGGTCTGATCGATTACATCCGCGCCCATCACATGCCCGACATCGAGTCCGGCCGGCTGGTGTTTTACAGCTACCCGTGCGACGGGCCGTTTGAAATGGCCAAGGCCAAGAACATCGTTCACCGCTGCGGGCTGCGCGAAGGCGCCGACGTGCTCGTTAACCTAGACGCCGACAACTTCACGTTTCAGGGATTTGCGGAATCGGTATCGAATCACTTCAGCGATCTCAAGAACCGCGACACATTCCTGGCCGCTAAAGTCATACCCGGCCAAGGCAGGCAATTCCGCGGCTGTTCTGGCCGTATCTGTGTCACGTCCGCGCAATTCCTGAACGCTGGCGGTTACGACGAGCGGTACACAACATACGCGCCCGACGACAAGGACTTTAACCGAAGGTTGCAACGGCTCGGGTACGCGGCGGTCGAAATCGACCCGCGATATTTCCGGTGCGTGCCACACAATGACGCCGTGCGGTTCCGGGAGTACCCACACGTCAGAGAACTCGTGGACGATTACGAGAAGCAGTTAGCTGACGGCCCCGATGCCACGATTGTCAATTTTGGCAACGTCGGGTGCGGGACGGTGTACAGGAATTTTTCAGACAAACCAATAACACTTGGCCGGATACCGACGCGGATATTCGGTATCGGGTTGCACAAGACGGCAACGAACTCGCTCACGTCGGCGCTAAGGATTTTGGGATTTGACGCCAGTCATTGGGAGTCGCCGCGCAAGGCCCGCAACATCTGGTTCGAGATGAAGGACGCGGGCCGGTCGCTGACGATCGAGCGCCATTACGCCACGAGCGATTTGCCGGTGTCGATACTGTACAGAGAACTGGACGCCGCGTATCCGGGATCGAAATTCGTGCTCACGGTACGGCCCGAGCAAGAGTGGTTGAACAGTGTCCGGAGTCATTGGGACACCGCTCACAATCCATGGCGGGCGTCGTGGGACACGGACTGTTTCACGAACCGTATCCATACCGAAGTGTATGGACGGAAATCGTTCGACGAGAAAGTGTTTCTGGAACGATACCGGAAACACAATGAAGACGTATACGATTACTTCCTCGGCAGACCCGGCGACCTGCTGTGCATGGATATGGGTCGTTTCGGAGATGGCTGGCCTGCGTTGTGTGGGTTTCTCGGCAAAATAGTACCGAACGTGCCGTATCCCCGCGAGTACGTTACACTTTGAAAGGTGTGTCACTGTCATGAGCAAGAAGCACAAACAGCATCAACACAGGAGCGATACGATGAGTGAAGAGATGAACGAGACACAAGCACAGGATCAGCAGCAAGCTCAACAGGCTTCGAGCGAAGCCACAGCAGCAGTTCCCGAAATCCAATCCGAGGTGCCGGAAGCGGTAGCGCCAATCGAGACCGCATCCGAGCCCGAGCCCGAGCCCGCAACCGTTGTTGCGCCATCGATTATCGAACTCGCGACCGAAGCGCGCGCCGAGTATGACGCGTTGCCGGAAGCGGCCAGAGGTATGTTGCACGGCGCGATCAATGACATCGAGACCAGATTCGATGTCAAACTCCCGAGTCTACACACGCTCTTTGGCGTGAGGTAATCCAGATCAGATGAGCACATTATCGATCATCGTTCTCAGTATCCTCGCCGCCATCTTCGGCGTCGTCCTGTTGACCGCCATCGGTGTGCTCATCTGGTTGCTGATCCGGCAGCACAAACTGGCGCTCGCTTCAGCTCAGTCGTTTCTCGATCTCCAGTCGGCACTGTCAAAATCCCTCACCGACCATGCGTCTACATTAACGTTGCTATCTGGCCAAATCAGCGCTACCCTAGAAGTCCACAGGTCTAAGTTCGATGAGCAAATCTCCCGCATCCGCGGTGACAAACTCGAAGCCGCAGCCCAAGCCTTCGTCGAAAGCCTCCCGCGGCAAGCGCAACTCGCCTCGCGTATCGAAAACGCGGCCATCGTCTTCGGTAACCTCGTCAAAGTCATTACCGAAGAACAAGGCATCTCGGGTTCGGCCATTCAGCGCGCCGAAGCCAGCGGTCTCGGCCCCGAGTCCTACGCCCCAGCCGGTCT